CTTCTCACCCGCGGGGGCGGGCACCGGAGTCGTGGCCTGCTGCTTGATCTCGTCGACCGTCACCCGCGGCAGCGGGAACTCCTCGTCCGCCGTCACCTCGCCGCGGTTGATCGACTGGAACGCCACCAGCAGTTGCGCGACGTCGTGCTCCGTCCACTTCCCCGACGGCCGGCCCAGCTTGGTCTCGATACGCTCCTGCGTGACGCCGATGCCCTCGAACGCGCGGATAGCGTCAGCGATGCGTTGCGGCAGCGGCTTGCCGCCGCCGTCGGCCAGCGTCTTGGTGCAGATCTGCTTGGCCTCTTCGACGAACCAGGGCGGGAGGATCGCGAAGATCGCCTCCCTGACACGGCGCGCACCGTTGTTGGCGTTGTTCTCGTAGATGTCCCGCATGTCGGTGAGCTGCTTGGGGCCGCCCTTCTGGTCCCTCTTGTGAGGGACGATGAACGTCGAGGAGTTGCGGGAGTTCTTCTCGACGTCCCAGGCGAATGCCTGCATCTCGGACTGGCCGAACTCGTCGTCGCGGCGCATCTCGACGAGGCCGTACTGGATGTTGCCCCAGCAGCGGGCCAACTCTCGGGCGAGGTGGACGGAGGCGCCGGTGATGTTCCCGGTGCCGCGGCTGTAGCGGAAGAACGCGCGCTCGGCGAGGAACATCTGCTGGCAGGACTGGCGCATCTCGAAGATGGCGGCGTTGATGTCGCGGGGTACCTGCTGCGCGACGACGATCGCGGCCTGGACCTCGGCGACGGCGCGCGACTGCTCGACGGCCGTGCCCTGGCCGATGCGGGCCGGTGCGGCGGCCGGGGCCGGGCGCTCGACGGGGTAGTTCACAGGTACTCCTCGGTGTCACGAATGGCGGCCCAGGTGGGCAGAGAGAGGTAGGCGATCTCGTCGCTGTAGCCGGGCCACACGCCCGATTCGGTGCACTCGGCGAAGACTTCGAGGGCACGCCGGTTGCGGGCGGCGCCGATGCGCCGGGCTTCGGCGTCCATCTCGACGACGGTCACCACGTACGGGGCGGTCTTCTCTTGGCAGACGAAGACGAACGCGGCGCTGTCGTCGGCAAGGTCGAGGGCGCGGGCGGCGGCCCGATACCAGTCGTCTTGCTGGTGGTAGCCGAACTCCTGCACGGCGCGGGCCAGGGCGCTCGGCTCGGCACTGCGACAGGTCTTGTAGTCGGGGATGATCAGCCGTCCGGAGCGCGCGTCGGGCAGCCAGTCGAACCGGGCCCGCCGCATCACGCCGGTCGGCCGGTCGCGCCAGAACAGGGACTGCTCAGGCTTCCCGCGGGCCGGGTCGAACAGGGCCGCGGCAATGGGGTGCCGGCGCAGAGCGTCGGCCATCGAGTGGACCTGCTCGTACTCGGCGGGCTTCAACGGGATGCCGCCCTCGTCGCGGATCGCGGCGACTTCGGCTTTGACGGCGTTCGTCGTCCACTTGTCGGCGTCGACCTGGACGAGGTCGGGGCCTTCGCCGAGGACGAGTTTGTGCGCGGCCGTGCCGAGCTCGAACGTCTTCTTCGGCTCCTGCGGGGTGTCCTGTGCGTGCCGGAACAGGGCGGGGCAGGACGGCGGGAGGAGCATGCGGGCACCGGAGGAGGAGAGGCTGCCGCGCTGGGCGTGGTACTCCTCGTTGGTCAGGTTGTAGATGCCGGGCTCGGTAATGGCGGCCGGCCCGGTGGCCGGGGCCAACACGGCCCCGGCCACGGTCGTGTTCGTCACGCGGCGCCCCCGGTCAGGGAGGTGACCGCGTCGGCCCAAGCGTCGTCGTCGGTGCGGCGACCGAAGGCGGCCCCGTACGCGGCCTCGGCGCGGGCGGCGATCTCGCGGGCCGCGGCGGCACCGCACCGCAGCTCGCCGCGTTCGATCTGGCCCAGGACACGCTCGGTGTCGAAGGACGATGAGACGCTCATGAGCGGCTGTCCTCTCCGATGGTGGTGAAGTGGTACAGGCGGCGGCCGTCGATGTCGGCCGTGGTGAGGTGGCCGTGGCGGGCCAGGCCGCGCAAGTCCTTGCGGGCCGTGTTGCGGCCGTAGGTGGGCCACATTCCGGCGAGGAGCTGCGCGGCCAGCTGCGTGGTGACCGGGCGGCCGTGGGCCCTTATGGCGGCGAGGAGACAGGCGCGGCGGGTGGTGGTCTCAGGCACGGGAGGCACCGCCCGTCTTGCGTGTGACCTCGTACCAGCGGACCCCGAGCTGCTCGTGCCGGATGAGGTGTCCGGCGGCGGCCAGCTGCTGGAGGTAGTGGCTGGCGGTGTTGGGGCTGATGGGGTGGTGGCCTGCTGCGCGGAGTGCGCGGACGGCCCGGCCGCTTTTCCAGCGGACGTCAGGGTTCTGGCGAATGGCGTCGAGGAGAGCGGTCATCCGGTCCGCGTCGAGGAGAGCGTTCACCGGGCAGCCTCCGTTCCGGCCAGCGCCCAAGAGGTGAGCCCGGGCCACGGCTTGTGCTGCGGGCAGTAGTCCTTGCCGTTCTTCTCCGTCCACCCGGCGGCGCGTGCCTCGTGCCGGAGCACAGTGAGCGGGGCGAGCCTCACGCCGATGGTGTGGACGAACCGGGTGATGCAGCGGGGGTTGTCGCAGGTGAGGAAGCGGACGAGTCGACGGCTCATGCGGCGGCACCGCCCGCACGCGGCGCCCACCGGCGGCCGGTGTCCTGCAACGACACCTCGTCGAGCTCGCACGCGGGGCAACCCGCCTCGAACTCGCCCGGGTTGTCGTGGTCGTGGTCGAAGTCGCGCATCACAGGCCCCCGTCCAGGTCGTCGTGACGGTCGGCCGCAATGCGGCAGCGAGCGGAGCAGAACGTCGTCCCAACCGGAACCTCCGTCAGGCACTCCGCGCACGGCACCCCGTCCTCCCAACCCACCGCCACGTCCCACGCCCGACGCAGCGCCGCCGCCAGCGGCAGACGCTGCCCCTCCGGGAGCTGCACCACCTCCGTCACAGCGATCCACCGGCCGTCGTCGTGGTGTCCCTCGGTGACCGTCACCTGAAGGGTCGGCGCCACGAGGACCCTGGTCGGGTCGCCCCAGCCCTCCGTCTGCTCCCACCCGGCCTGCTGTTCCAGGGCGGTGACCAGCGACGGCAGCTCGGCCGTGGTGATGCCGATCTCTGCAGCGCCCTTCGTGGCGGGCCCGGTGAGCCCGAAGTCGTACAAGCCCGTCACGTTGGGCCCGGTGATGCGGATGAGTACCTGCGCGCATCCGGGGTCCTCGCGGAGGCCAGCGGGGATGACGCGCAGGGTGGTGCCGTCTGGGGTGGTGTAGTTCCAGGGCTGGGGGGTGAGTTCGGCGAGGAGTCCGCCGATCGCGTCGCGGAAGTTCATCGGAGCGCCCCCTTCGGGCTGGTGGTGAGGAGGAGAAGCAGCGCGGCCACGTCGAGGACGGCGTTGCGCGCGGCAGTCCGCGCGTTGTCCCACTCCCGCAGCAGCGGATACAGGGGCTCCGACCGGACCGCGTCCCACACGAGCGGCCGCACGCGGCGCACCACCGGACGCGGATCGAAGTCGGCGAGGTCCGCGTCGACGAACACGAAGTACGGCACGCTCAACGCGGCGTGGACGCTGAGACCGAGAGACAGGAACGCCGTCCACTCGGCAGGAGACGCGGCCGCCATCACACGCCGCCCATCTCAGGCAGATCACGGCCAAGCCGGTAGTCGTGGTGCAGACCGCACGGGTCGTCCTCACGCAGGGCCTGCACCGGCACGATCCGCCGCGCGATCCCATCCGCCTCGATGTCCGGGCCGGGCGCGGTGTTGTGCGCGTGCTGCGCCTCAGCGATCACCCGCCACCGGCCGCACGTCGCCTCGACCTCAGCCAGCGCCACCGCGTTGCTCGCGTGGGTGATGGCGGACGCGGCGAGTTCGTCCAGGAAGTCGGCCAGGTCCTCGGAGTCCATGAGCGCGGCCCACGGCAGCGCGGGCGGGTACGTCTCGCTCGGCTTCTGCGCGGCCTCCAGCTCGGCGATCCGGGCCCGCAACTGCTCCAGCTCCGCCGCCACCTCCGGCGTCATCAACATCCGCGCCGAGTCCAACGCCAACGCGATCCCCGCAGCCGTACGGTTCTGCGTCAACGCGGCGCTGTTCACGAGCTTCGTGTTCACGCCGCCACCGCCTCACGCAGCGACGGAAGAACCGCCTGCCCATCCACGGCCAGCGCGTGCACCTCGATACGCACAGCAGCCCGCCGCCGCGTGGCCGTCAACTCCGTGTACAGCGTCCACTCGACCATCGCAGCCGCGGTCTCACCGAGCTGCACCCGGCCGCCCAACTCCGCCAGCCACGGCGCCATGTCGTCGATGTCCGCGAGCATCACGTGCACACGGTCCGACTGCGGAACCAGCGTCGGCGCGGGCAGGCCCGTCCGGTCGACGAGGACCTGCACGGCGTCGCCGTTGCCCCGCGTCAGCTCGTACACCGACGGCAGCGGCGTCTCGTGCGGGGGAAGGACCGCGAGGTGACTCGCGCCAGGGGTCTGAGATGATGCGTTCACGTGATCCACTCCTTGCTTTCTGCTTCAGTGGGTTGCGAGGGGTCGTCACCGGATGCCCGTCCGGGGCGGCCCCGTCTTCGTTCAGGCGCCGAGCGGCCGGCTTCTCCGGCACCGCCGGCACTCCATCCGCGAGGGCGGGTTGCGGTGCTCGCAGGTCGGGCAGGCCCAGCCGAGGAGCGCCCGCAGGAAGGCCCGCATCAGGCGGCTTCCAGGAGGCGGACGAGCGACGCGGTGATGACGATGTGGCGGCCCGGGACGGGCAGCAGCTTCACCGGCGCTTCGTCGCGTTTGATCAGCTCGTGCAGGTAGCTCTTGGAGATGCCGAGCGCGGTCGCGGCCTGCGGGACGCTGACGGTGGCGGGCCAGGCGCGGATCTCGTCGAGGGTCGGGACGGTGGCGGCCATCAGACGGCCCCCGCCACGGTGTCCGGCTCGGGGGGCATCAGGTCTGCGATGTCGCAGTCGAGGGTCTCGGCGAGTCGTTTGAGGACGCGCGGTGAGGCGTTGCCTTCTCCGCTTTCGAGGCGCCCCATGTACGACTTGCTGATGGCCGCCAGGGCGGCCAGCTCCCTCTTGTTGAGGCCCGCTTGGATGCGGCGGCGTTGGAGTCTCTGAGGATCTTGAGTCGGTGGAGACATGCCTCAAGAGTAGCGAGAAGTAGAAGCAAGTCAATACGAAAGTTGCGAGAAGTAGAACTCTGTTTGTGAAGGAATTGTGTGGAGGGGTTCTCAGGTTGGGCCCACCCCTTGACTCTGGGACAGTTGACTGAAGTTGACGAAAGTCCACAGGAGTAGGAGGAGCAATGGCGCCCGACGGCCCCCCCAAGCCGCCGCCCGAGGCGGACCTCATCCGCCTTGCACGCCAAGCCCGCGGCCTCAGCCCAGAAGAAGCCGCCGAACGCACCCCCGTACGCATCGGCGGCTTCCGCTGGAGACAGATCGAGAACGGCTACAAGGGCAAGGCCGGCGCCTCCCCTCCCGTGAAAGCGCCGGACAAGACCCTCGCCCACATGGCGCACACCGTTGGTGTCACGTCGGCGCGGCTTGCCGAGCACCGACCGGGAGCGGCGGAGATCCTCCGTGAGATCGAGATCCAGCACATAGCGCGCACGGACGCGTTGCCGGACCCGCTGAGCAGGCTGGGCGCAGACCGGCAGCGCATCATCCTCGACATGATTGCCGACCTGCCTGCGGAGGATCGGGCGCCTGCACTGCGTCGCCTTGCCGAGCGCGTCGAGGGTGGGGAGTTGGATCCTCCGGACCAGCCTTCGGCGCCGCCGGTGCGCGCTATGGAGTCGCGCCCTCGCACTGGATAGTTACGTTTCGGCCACGATCACGGTTTACGTATGTGACGGAAGGCAACTCAGAAGGCACTGTGTGTAACCCGCACGCACGCCGACGTGTGCGGTAACCGAGACCAACCGTGTCATAGGGGAAGAATGATCTTGATCATTCTCGCGGCTGGGCTTGGCCTGCAATTCATCGTGGTTGTGCTGCTCTTCCGGCGGCTGAGGCGAAACCTCAGTCGGCAGCTACGCGACATGCGTGCCGAGCGCAACAGCGAAAAGATATTGCGCGCCCTCCAAGAGGCGCCCGTACAACACCCGGCGATGCAGGCCGCCAACTGGTTCGGGCCAAACCCCGAGCCGGTTGGCGACCCGCAGCCGGTCCGCCGTAAGAAGCACCTGGGGCTCTACCTAGGCGGTGGCCTCGCGGCCATGTCCGTAACGGTGAGTCAAGTCATGCGGGAGACATGGAAGTCGCACCCTGTGCAGCTCGTCGGGGCCGTGGCCGGAGCGGCCGCGGCCGCGGCGACTGTCGCGGCTCTCCTGACCTACACGCCGTGGCGGGACGACAGTCGTCCGCCGTCCTCCGCACCGACGGCGGCCCCCTCCATCAACCCCCCGCCTGAGGACCTCCAGCCGCCCAGCATCCGCCCAAGCGAGACGCCGAGCCGGAGCCCGAGCGTGAGCCCGTCGGCCTCACCGCCTGGAACAGTGCCTGACAGCCCCGCTCTGAACCCGTCCGGGCCTGCCTCAACCGCCGGACCAAGCGGCTCCACAATCGGCGGGCAGGAGTCCGCCGAACCTGGACCGCGGCCGCCAAGTTCAACGCCCCCCGAGGGAGCCACCGCCGGGCCGGGCCCGAGCGGCGACGACACGCCCCCGCCGCCCGGCACGACACCGCCACTGCCCCCTCCGGTCCCACCAGCCGTACCCGTACCGACCCAGAGCCCTGACGGGCCGTGCGTGGGCGTCACGGCTGTAGCGGTGGCGGGGGTGGTGGCGTGTTTGCTGGGGGGTGGATAGTCCATCACCAACCGGTGAGAGAAGGAGAAGGTGGCAGAGATTAAGAAGGTCGTGCTGCGGTCCGGTGCCGTGAGGTACCGGGCCGTGGTCGACGTCGGCCGCGACGAGAACGGCCGGCGCAAGCAGCTGACCATCACCAAGGACACGAAGAAGGAGGTGCAGAACGAGGTCGCCCGCATCGTCAACCAGAAGTCGACGGGCGCCTTCGTAATGCCCAACAAGATGACCGTCGCCGAGCTGCTGGACTTGTGGCTCGCGAAGAAGGCGCGCGACCTGGAAGAGAGCACGATCCAGGGCTACAAGAACGCGCTGTGCCACGTGTACGAGTACCTGGGGCATCTCCGGCTGCAGGAGCTGACGGAGGCGCACATTGAGTCGATGGTGGCGTGGCTTCTCGTCGGGGCTCGCAGGCGTGGCGGGAAGGCCGGGACGGGGATCCGCCCGTCCACCGCTCAGGGGGTGCTGTCCCGGCTGAAGGAGGCCCTCGGGTGGGCGGTGGTGCGGAAGTACGTGCACGCCAGCGTCGCCCAGTACGTGGACATCCCGCGGAAGGCGTGGAAGGAAGACCGGCGCACCAACAAGCGGATCGTGCCCTGGAACGTTGTCGAGGTGAAGGATTTCCTCGTCGGCATCCGGGACGACCGGCTGTTCGCCACGCTCATGCTCAGCCTCATGGGCCTACGGCCGGCGGAGGTGGCCGGGCTGCGGTGGGAGGACATCGACGTCGATGCCGGGACGCTGGCGATCGCGAACACCCGCACGATGATCGGTAACGCCAGGGTGCTGGAGAAGGACACGAAGACGGAGGCTGGTGAGCGTGTCCTGCCGTTGCCGGAGCCGGTGCGGCAGGCGCTCATCGCGTTCAAGGGGCTCCAGGAGATTGAGCAGATGTCCATGGGGGGCCTGTACGTGCCGTCGGGATACCTGTTCGTCGACCATTTGGGGGAGCCGCTGACGACGCGGCATCTGCGGGAGCACGCCTACTCGTTGATGCATGCGCTGGAGTTGCGGAAGGTGCGGTTGTACGACGCCCGCCACAGCTGCTTGACGTTCCTGGCCGTCAACGGTGTGGAGGACGTTGTCCTTGCGGCGTGGGCTGGGCACGTGTCCGCGAGCTTCACGAAGCGGGTATACGTCCATCCGAGTCCTGAGGATCTGCGGTCGGCGTCGGACCATCTCACGGTGCTGCTGGGCTTCGGTGACGAGGCGGTGGCGTGATTGGGGGGTGTGAGAGATTGTGAGATTTCGGCCGCCCGTTAGGCCGCGATTACGTCTCTGACCTGCTGCGCTCTGTGGATCATTAGGATGTATCCCTAGCTTAGAGGCTGCCCATAGTGTCCATAGGGTCCAGGGAAGCGGGGGTGGGGGCGGGCTGGGAGCCGGTTTGGATGTCGTCTCACGCACGGTCTGTGAGATTTGCGTGAGACGGCGCGGCCTGGAAACGCTGAGGTCAGACATGGCGCAGGCCCCGCCCATCCGCCACGGGGGTAGCGGACAGACGAGGCCCGTTGTGCCCGCCCTGCCAGAGTCTTCCGGGACTCCGACAGGGCGGGCGCACCCGCCCCGGTTGCGGCTTCCGGACCGCGAGGGGCGGGTGTTTGGTGTGGCGGCGGCCGAGTTCGGTCGCTACCGTGCGCACAGGTGGCCCGTACATATATCTACGGGTTCCCCAAGTTGCTGAGATTTACCCATGTGGGTAAGGACTTCTGACCAAGATCACTCAAGCCTGGTCGGGTGCACCGCGACCAACCGCCCGCCTGGGTCCTCCCACGCCGACGGCAGATCGGGTTACAGATCCGCGCCGCCCGCAGAGCCGCCGGCCTCACCCAGGACCAGCTCGCCGCCCGCATCGAGCGGGACGTCAAGAGCATCAGCCGGTGGGAGAACGCTCACCGAGCGCCCGACCTGACCGACCTTCTCGTCATCGCCGACGCGATCGGTGTGCCGCTCTCCGATCTCGTGCGCTGAAATCGGCCCGCCGCCGGCGTCAGGGGAGAGCACCGGCGGCAGGCCCGCGGCCGTCCGTCACGGGGCGTACGAGACGGCCACGCTTCCCGGTGCCGGCGCGATCGGCGTCGCACCGGTACCGGGGGTCAGTGGCGCAAGTCGGCCTGGCTGGTCGGGGCGTTCGTCCGCTTGCATGGCCAGAGGTGCCGGTAGATGGTGGTGCCGGGCCCGGAAGGCGACGGGATGGAGTCCTCGGTGTAGTCGTCGCCCTTACGGAGTCGCGTGTCGCAGTGTGCGCAGATCTTCACCGTCGGACCTCCTTGCGCCAGAGGATGAACCAGGCCCGGTACAGCGCGCTTGCGTCCGCGCACTTGGGGGGATCGTCCGGCCGGTCCACGTTGACCTTGCAGCCGGGGCAGAGGATGCAGTGGTCGGCGAGTTCGCCGAACGCCTGCCTCGCTGGTGTCAGAGTGTCGGTGCTCATCGTGCCTCCCGTGCGAGTTTCTCCAGCGTCGTGCGGGTCTCGCACAGGGTGGCGTCGTCGACGCACTGCTCGCACTGTCCGGCGTGGTCGCGGAGCGCCCGCACGGCAGCCTCTGCAGCGCAGCGGCGGCAGGAGCGGGGGAACGTCGAGTAGTGGCCGTCCAGGCGCCGGTGGCGGCGCTCCCCGAGGTCGACAGCCGTGGCCGTGTTGAGGACCGCGGTACACCAGACGCATGCCGCGCCGCGTACCTGCTCCTGTGACAGCCCGTCAAGGGCGGGGAGGGGAAGCAGGGATAACGGGCTGTCGGTGGTGCTGGTGGATTCTGGTGGCATGCGTCGGGCCTCCACGGTCACGGTGATCCGTCTCACATATGTGACCGTAGGTGCGCGTATAGGGGCGGAATGCTCACAGATTTGTGAGCGCTGTGAGCGTGCCCTACAAACCGACCCAGGACGCCATGTGGTTCAGCGTGTCCGGCGTACGGCGAGCCACATGCACAAGGCCACGGATCGTTTCCCGGGCCCCCGGGTGATAGCGAGTCTGCTCCGGTGCCTCCCGTCGGGCCTCAACCAGATGCTCCAGCGCCTTCTCAGTGAACCCCGTCTCCATCTCCGTGCGGGCCCGGTCGATCAGGAAATGCGCCCGCCTCGACGTGGCGAGCGACGCTGGCAGCCGCATCTTGCGGGCCTGCTTCAACGCCTCGTCGTACTGCCCCATCTCCACCGCCGCGGACATCCGGTGCAATGCGACGTTGGCCGGGCCGAATGACAGCCAGTGCACACCAGAGGCGTCGCCCGTTCGCTTCGCGATGGCGCGAGCCTCCTTGATGTGCCGGTCGACAGCGGTCTGGTCCTCGGCGCGTGCGCAGATGACGGAGCCTCCGAGGTGCAGCTGGCCGGTGACAGCGAGGGCCTCTCGACTGGCGGCGGCCTGGCCGACGATGCCGTGGCCGGAAGAGATGAGGCGCTGCCCGATCGTGTACTCGCCCTCACGGAAATACACCAGGGCGCGCATGTACTGGCGGACCGCGCCGAGGCAGGGATCGGAGGCCCGTTCGGCGGCCCAGGCCATGCGGTCCAGGGCGACGGCGGACAGGTCGTAGTAGCCGAGCTTGACGCTGATGTCGTGGGCTGTCCGGTACGTCGATCCGAGGGCCTGCCACAGCTCGCTCGACGGAGACGCCCACGCCGTGTGCGTGAGTTCGGCGATCGCCGCCGGCAGGGCGCGGGCGGCGTTGCGGAGGTGCGTTGCCCGGACCTCTGCACACAGTCGGTCGGCTTCAGCGATGAGTTCGGCGGCCGGGCGAGCCTGTAGGTCCGGGTTCGCGCCGAGGTCGTACAGGTCGAGGGCTTCACGGATGGGGCGGACGAGCTCGGCGAGCCGGTCGCGCTGCAATTCGGTCACGTAGGGCTGTCCCGTGAGGATGGTGACGTCGACGCCGAGGGCGCGCGAGACAGCCGCTACGAAGTCGGCCGTGGCTGGGCGGGCCCCGCATTCGACCTGGTTGAGCAGGCTGTATGAGTAGGGGATGCGGTCGGCGAGCTCGCGTTGTGTGAGCCTGGCCAGTCTCCGCTGCTCCTTGATGCGGGTCCCTGTGTGGTCGTCGTCCAGTGTGGGCATACTGGTCTCCTCGTTCCTTGCTCCCACTTGGAACGGTACTCGCGGCAGGGTGCGCGGGTCAGGCGTCCGCCCCCGAGTCCACTGGATTCGGGGGCGGTTGCATGTGATCGGATGAGGTCATGACCTCTCGTGTGCTGTACCTCTTTGGTTCCGCGGCTCCTCCCGTCTTCGACGTAGCGTCCGTGATTGAGGACGCGCAGCAGCGTGGTTTCGACGTGTGCCTTGGGCTCACCCCGACTGCGCACCGCTGGCTCGGCAGCCAACTCGTAGAGCTGGAGCGGCTGACCGGGCATCCGGTGCGATCCGAGTACAAGCAGCCCGGCGAGCCGGACGTGTGGCCGAAGGCGGACGTGATCGTCGTCGCGCCGGCCACTTTCAACACGGTGAACGCTTGGGCGCTTGGGTTGACGCACGACTTCGTGGTCGGTGTCGTGGCTGAGGGGATCGGCAAGGGCATTCCGTTGGTGGCGATGCCGTGCGTGAATGCGGCCTATGTGCGGCACCGGCAGTTCGAGCGGAGCGTCGCCGAGCTGCGGGCAATGGGCGTGGAAGTCCTGTATGGGGAGGGCGGGTTCGTGCCGAACCAGCCGGGTCAGGGGAGGCCGAAGGAATATCCGTGGCGGCTGGCGTTGGAGGCGGCTGAGCGGGTGGTGAAGAAGCCATCTCGGGCATGAGTGTTCGGGGGCCGTTCTCGATATCCTGGAGGTATGTCCCCCAACCCCCAGGCCTCTGGTCTGTCGCGCCCGGCTGCGGTCGTGAACGACGACATTCGCGCCCTTGCGAGGGCTGCGTGGGGGCGCCCGTTCACGGACGAGGAGCGGGCTGTGTACGGGCTGCTGGTAGTGGAGTGGGATGCGGCGGTGCGGGCCGAGATCGTCGCAGCGGCCTGACTCCGAGCATGACGAAGCGGCCCCCGCCACCGCCCGAAGGCGATGACGGGGCCCATGCCCACCACTTACACGTACTGCATTCGCCGCGGATCCAACGCTCCCGCCGCCTGCGGAACCGTTCCTCCATCCCCAGGATCCGGCGCCCCATCCTCGCGGCACACCCTCGCGTACTGGTCGTAAGACGGCGTCTGCCAACTGTATCCGTCCGGACAGGACTGCCCGTCCGTCCCGTCCCGCCCGTCGACACCGTCCTGGCCGTCCTGCCCCGCAGGACCAGCCGGGCCGGCAGGACCTGGCTCACCCTGAGGACCCGCTTCACCCTGAGGGCCAACGGGACCCGTCGGGCCGACTGCCCCAGCCGCTCCGGGCGCTCCGCTCGCACCCGGCGTACCGGCCGCCCCGCTCCCCCCTGGCTTCCCCGACGGTCCCGGACTGCCTGCCGGGCCGGGCGGGCCAGGAATCGGCACCGGCACCTCCGCTCGAGCAGGTAGATCGTCGATCGCACGCGCCGGATCCGGCGCCGCGGGTGTCTTCCCTGCCGCCTTGAGCTGCGAGCGCAGCACCCGCACGTCTCCCGCGAGGGTGGATACGGCCGTGCCCCGCAAGTCCGCCTCACGGGCCAAGTCCTGGCGGGCGTCCGTCTCCCGGCCGATGAGGAGCAGAGACAGGGCGACCCCGCCGCCGAGCGTCAGCAAGACGGCGACCAGGAGGAGCAGCCTGCGGTTGCGGTACAGCACCACTTCGGTCCGCGTCATGGCGTCCCCCCGAGCTGCGTCACCAGCAGCCGCAGGCGCGCGACCTCCAATTCCAGCGTCTGCGCCCGTGCCTCCGCCTTGGCCTGATCCGCCTCCGCCTTGTCCCGCTCCGCGACCAAAGCCTTCGTCAGGCTGTCGTATCCGGTCACCGCGTTGGCCTCCCGGGCCGCCCTGGTTGCGCCGCGGCTGCCGTACATGACGCCCGCCGCGGCCACGGGACCGCCGATCAGCGCTGCGATCGCCGTCACCATGGCCGCGTCCACGCCACCACCTCCCCGACGCACTCATGGGACAGGTCAGGCTGCCTGGGTGTGCGATCCGGGGTCCATGGGGCTGGTCTGCTCGATCCGCAGCTGTGGCACCGGGGCCGTCACCTCCCGATGCAGCACCAGCGCCACCAGGCCCTCAACCGCGAGCATCCACAGAGCCTGAAGCTCGGCCGGCATGTTCAGCCCGAACGCGAGGAACAGTGCGAGCACGCCCTGTGCAAGGTTCACGATCGCCGCGGCGGCGGCGCCCGTCTTCAGGACGATCGCGGTGATGACGGCGACGAGGAGGGAGAGGACGGCCATGATGGCGCCCTGCTGCTCCGCGGATACGTCCAGCCCGTAGGCTGCGGCCAGTTTCAGGGCGATCGCGATGAACGCGAGGATGTATACCGGCTCTCTGCCGAACACCTTCATGATGGGTTCCTTTCGATTCAAGCGACGACGTCGAAGCCGTGCTTCGCGCCGAGCTTCTTGAGCGACGTCATCCCGGGTATGCCGTCCGCGGCAGTCCCCGAATAGCCGAGGCGCCGCTGCCACTTCGCGTACGCGTCCCGGGTCATCGACCCGTACGAGCCGTCGCCCGCGTACGTCTTGGCGAGCAGCTTCTCGGCGACGAGCGCGGCCTCGATGAGGTTCACGCCAGCCATGTATGTGACGTGGCCCTGCCGCGCGCCCGGGTCGGTCTTCGCCGCGGTGACGAGGCGGGACAGGTCGACGCGCGGCTTCGACGGGGTCGGCTTCGGTACCGCCGTCGTGCCCGGCGTGATGGCGAGCTGCCTGTGCACGTCGGCGCGGAAGACGTCCATGTCGAACGACGGGTCGATCTTCCCGGGCTGCAGTTCCTTGTGCCCGGCGACGGAACGTTCCGTCCACCCGTGCTTCCGGCATGTCGCCGCTGCCCACAGCACCGCCTGCCGGTACTGGTCCGCCGGGTACGGGTCCTTGCCGTCGCCGAGGTTCTCGATCTCCAGGCCGTACAGGACGTCGTTGCCGTCGGTGTCCGCCCGGTCGTCGCGCGGGAGCGGCGCCTTCTCCGCCACCAGCGCCGTCACAACATCCCCGTCAACGAGACCGGCATGGTTCGCCCGGCCCTGCCCGAGCATCCACAGGCCGGCGGTCTTACCGAGCCAGTTGTGGCAGAGCGGGCCGGGCAGGTCCGGTCTGCCGTTGAAGCAGACCGCTCTGTCGCCGTGTCCTGCGGTGTGGTGGATGAGGACGCCGACGACGGGCCCGAACGTTTTGCCCGTCGCCGTGTCGCGGTTGTGGGTGCGCCAGCCGGGATACTCGTGGACCGTGAGTCCCTCTGCGCGGTAGGCGGCGAGTCTCTGGTCTGCGGTCATCGGTGTTGCCACGGTCAGGCCCCCTTCTCGACGACGGTGCGGGTGACTTCCTGCACCGTCGTGAACGTGATCTGCTCCCAACCCGCACCGGCCAGAACCTCCCGCAGCTTCCCCAGCTCGGCGAGCGGGGTCGACGCCGACCAGGCCCCGCTCATGTCCGACAGCTGGATCCGGCCCGACAGCTGGAACGCTTCCTCGCCGCCCTGGCCCCACGGCCGGACGGCGATGATGTCCACGGCACCGCCGGGCGCCGGGTCCTGCACATTCGTCTGCGACCACTCGTAAGCCATGACCTCGCCTCTCTCAGAAGATCCTTTTAGCGCGCATGTACGACCCGGAGGCCAGGACTGTGCCCGTCGCACCCGACGTGTTCTGCGCCCACTGCAAAGCGACGTTCCCGGCGTTCGTCGTGGTCACCGTCCCGACCTCCGTCGCCCCGACCTGGTTCGAGGTGGAGTTCCTCGTGCCGTACGTCAGTGACGTGACGAACGCGTGGACACCGAACGCGCCGGATCCGAAGGGGCCGCCGGTGGTGGTGTCGTTGACGGTGGAGGCGACGCCGACCCGGGAGCGGCCGCCGGTCGCACCGGATGGCACGGTCCACGCCGTTTTGAACTGCTCGGCGGTGACTGCTCCGTACCGGATGAAGACCTCGACGATGTACGTCGCGTTGGCCTCCAGCGCGATGACGAGGTCGGGGTCGTCGGTGAGCGTCGTCGTGCTGCTGCGGGTGGTGCTGGTGGCCTTGTACGCCTCCAGCGGCAGCAGCGACGACAGCAGGGGCGCGGTGAGGCGCTGGCCCGCGTACAGCACGGGATACCGGGACATGCGGGCCTCCTACAGGGCGATCGGGGCGGGGTGGTTGAGGGCGACGGACGCGCCTGCCGTCTGGGTTTTGACGACGCCGTTGGCGGAGCGGGTGACGGTGTAGCTCTGCGGGTTGATCAAGTCGATGTTGTCGAAGCGAAGTTCAGCCGCCGCGTTGGTGTTGCCGGTGTTCCGGAACGCGCGGGTGCCGAGGTTCGCTGCCGTGGTCAGGGACGAGTCCGTCGTCTCGATGTGCCAGGCGTCCGGCTCGCGGTCCGTGGCCAGCCAGATCTTCGCCTTCAGCGCGGTCCCGATCACCTGGAAGCGGGTGCGGTAGAAGGTGCCCGCGACGTGCGTCAGCGTGCTGGTGTACGCGCTGCCCACCTGCGTTTCGACCCCGGCCACTCGTTTGCGGACGGTGATGATGATCTGGTTCGACGTGTTGAAGTCGACGCGGCACTGGTAGAGGTTGTTGTTGTCGACCTCGCGTACGACCGGCCCCGTGTACAGCGATGCGCCCGTGGCCAGTGCGCTGGCGGCGACGTCCACGTACAGGTCCACGTCCGCCGACGGGGCCGTGATCGTCGCCAGGTGCGCGATCGCGGTGGACGGGTGCGACGTGACCGCATACGTGCTGTTGGTGCTGTACTCGGCGGCAGTGCCCACCACCGCCCACGTCTGCCCGGAGTCCGCGACACCCCACCCGGAGGCGACAGTCCGGCCGAACGTGTCGTACACCGTCGACGACTTCGCGCGGACCGGGCCACGCGCCGCCCACACCCACAGCGTGTCTGATGCGGCCGGCGTCGACCCCATCCGCACCCGGCCCTGCGCCCGGTTCGCGGTGGCCGGCGCGACGAACGTCGCCTCGAAGTACGTCCACAGCGACGAGGAGATCGCGACGGCGGTCGCGGAGACGGTGGAGATGAACACCGCGCCGGACGTGTACCAGGAGACGGTGGGGCGGATGTCGGCCCAGCCGTCCACGGAGAAAGCCCAGTAGCCCACCGTGTAGGAGGCGCCGGGGGTGATGGAGTCGACCGCGGTGATCCCGGCCTGCGCGCCGACGAACGCGGCCCCGCCTGCGGGGGTGATGAGCATGGACGCAGTGGCGCGCGGGTGCGGGTGGACGTACGTCGTATCCCGGGTGAGCGTCGAGTTCTCGGTGCTCCAGTCGGACACGTCCGTGCCGAAGAACGGGTTGCTGTTGATCAGCGTGTGGGGGGCGGTGACGGTCATGACCTCCCCTCCGACCCGCCAGTCGAATGGGGCGTCCTGGACGTACGGGGTCCACAGGTTGCTGTTCGCGGTGGTCGCAACGTCGACACCGGTCTCGGTGGTGGTGAGGTCCTCTGCGAGGATGCTGCCGCCGGTGTCCAACCACGCGAACTCACGGAACGATGTGGCGGTGTCGTCGTCGCCTGCCCACGCCACATCCCACGGCCCTGCGGGCGAGCAGTTGTAGTCGAGATCCCACGTGAACTGGTCGAGGGTTTCGGCGTAGCCCTGCACCATCAGGTCGATCGTGTCCGGCGGCAGCCAGGCCGGCGGGTTGTCGATGTGGAAGCGGTCGCCGACGTCAAGGCTGGCCGCGTCCTCGATGAGGTGGGTGGCCTTGGCCAACTTGATGCGGACAACGGGATAGCGGGTCTCGTCCCACGTGCCGAGGTGGAGGCGCAATCCGGCGTGGTCACCGGTCTGCGCATCCTCGAAAAGGTTCTCCGTCACTGAGTCCGTGTAGCGGCCGACCCCGGACGGCGGGGACTGTGTCGACAAGGCGCCCGTGTCGAGGGTTCGGCGGGTGCTGCTGCCGCCGGCGCGTTGGACGGTGATGTCGTTGCGCACGGTCTGGTCGTCGTCCGTCGGCTCCAGCGGGGTGACGAGCCCGTCATCGCCCATGTAGTCCAACACCAGGGCGGGGGCCTGGTTGTACAGGGACGGCCGGTCCCGGAACCGGAACGTCGACGGGAAGTCCCTGCTCTCGCACAGGATGCCCTCGTCAGCGGCCTCCGCCTCCCGCATCAAATCCAGCACCGTCGACGTGCCCTGCACCCCCATCGGCTCGTCGCTGATGCTGGCCGAGTAGCAGGGGGACAGTTCCTCGTTGCCGAGCCGGTACAGGCGCGCGGAGGTGATCTCCCCGTTCCAGGCGACCATCGCCCCACTGGTGCCGCCGTACGCCGAGCTCGACGACGCGAACGCGAGATGCCCGACCGCAGTGCCGTTGAGGAGACCGTCCTGACCGATTCGTGCCTCCGTCGCAGCACCGCACGTATACCCGACGAGGGTCCCCGTTGTGGATGTGGCACTGACGTCCGTCGCCCCCATCACGAACGAGATCACCTTGTAGGCGACATCAGCGCCGGACTGCGTCAGCTCGACACCGAGGACGCGCTGCACGCCGTTGACGGCGAACGCGAGGAAACCGGTGGCCAGGATCTGCACGCCGTCCGCGTCGTACGCCCGCAGGTCCAAGTTTCCGGCCGTGTTGATGTAGACGACCCACGTGCGGGCCGTTCCCGTTGTCGTGAACGAGACCAGGCGGTCCGTGCCCAACACGCCAGCGGTAGGTACCTGCACGAACATGCGGGTGAAGATGAAGCCCGTCGGCGTGTACGCGGGGAGCGCCGCCCTCGTCACCCCGAAGCTGTACGTCGGCAGCGCCGTGGACGCCGACCAGTCCGAGTACGCGGCCGGCGTCACCCCGCCCGCCGCTGGGATACCCATGGCGGGTTTCCCGTCCAGCGCAGACGCGAACGAGGTTGCGGAGGCTTCGTCCTCCATCGGCCAATAGGCGACGATGCTGGTACGGGCGGCGTTGGTGAACTCCCGGAACATCGGGGACCGCAACGGGCTCGCACCTTGGGAGAGGCGGCGTAGCACGCCGGACGCTTCAACGTTGACGACGACGTCGTGTTTGGTTTCCCAGCGGACCGGCCAGGAGCTGATCTCACCGGTGAAGCGGGTTCGCCGGTTCGTGATCTGCGCGTTGCCGTGCATCGTCCACGTCCGGCCGGGGCCGTCGATGAACGATGGCGTTCCCGCGGACTCGTCGGAAAAATAGGGCTGCGCGACGACCGTGCCCCATTCGCCGCTGCGGATCTCTGCCGAGTGGCAGCGGCCCAGCGGCATCGTCTGGAGGAACCCGGTCGCGTTGCCGATCCGTACCGGGCTGGTGGAGTTGAAGATGCTGGTGGTGCCGGATTGGGTGACGGCATCGCCGAGCTGCGTGTAGGGCGCGTCAAGGTTTTCGGCGGTGAAGAAGCGGACGGTGTTGCCGCTGGCCCCGTTGTCGACGTCCAGCCACACCCGCACCGCGAGACGACCCGAGCCGGGAATGACTGGCGGGATCGTCGAGGAAGCGGACAGGACGTTCGTGCCATCCGCGGACCACTCGAAATACAGGCGGCCATTGCGGGCACCAAGGAACCAGGACCGTTGCCCGACGTCGCTCGATTTGCCGATCCACTCGACCGTGCCGGTGGATCCAGACAAGGTCGGCGGGATCCAGTTCGCGATGGTCATGTCGATACGGAGGTCGATGTCGCCGGTGATGTCCAATGCGGCGTTGTCGACGGTTTCGGCGTAGTCGGTGAACGTGCCGGGCAGGTCGAGATACGTGCTGCCCGTCATCACGGAGACGCGGCACTGCGTGTTGCGGCCGATCTGCCCGTAGTAGGCGCCGGTCGGGTTGCGGGGCGTGTACCGGCCGTCGTTGTTGTCGAGGGTGAAGGAGCAGCGGGAGGCGTCCACGGTCTGCCCCCAGTCGGAGCGGCCGCGGCTGATGCGGATCTGCTGCTCGGCGCGCACATCGGAGGTGACGTCGGTCCACGCCGAGTTGATGAGCAGCTCAACCTTGATGGGCAGCGGGGTCTGCGGGAACACCATCAGCCTGCCCCCTGGCCCAGCGACTTCTGCACACTGCCGCCACGGTGGGCGACCTCAGCGCGCAGCGGGTCGAAGATCTGCCGGGCCACCGTACGGCCGTCGAGGTTGACGACCAGCTCGTACACCTGCCGGCCGCCGGACACGGCCGGGGCCGCAGCAGCGGACACCGAAGCACGGCGGGGGGTGTTGAGCATCGACGTCCACGGCGCCTGCTGCGCCATCATCCGCCGGGTGTCCGGGCCGCTGTAGACGCGTGATCCGAATGGCAGCCTGACGAGCTCCGGTTCGTGCTCGCCGACCATCGTCCAGCCCGAGCGCAGGCCGCCCGTCGCCGCACCGATGATCCCGCCGCTGGCTTTCTTCCCGAACGCCCGCTCGATCATCTTCTCCATCGACGAGGCCAGCTTGTCCATCGCCGCCGTCAGCGTGTTCTGCGACTTCGTCAACGCCGTCACCAGCCCCTGCTGCGCCTTGATCTGCCCCCCGTACACCGCATCCGAGGTGGTCTTGCCTGCCGAGCCCGCAGCGGACGTGATCTGCGACTGCAGGCTGTTCATCGACTTGATCTCCGACGGCGACGCCCGCAACAACGCGCCGGCCGTTTCCAGGCCGCCGCCCTCGATGCCGGCCTCGCCGATCTGCTGCAACAGGCTCGACGACAGGCCCCTCTTTCCCAGGTCGGCGAGCGCCTTCGAGAAGCTGGTGGCCTTGTCCCTACTCGCGGTGAGTCCGGCCATCACGGATTTGGTGGTGACGGGGCCGCCGGTCGTGTTGCGGGTGATGTTCGCGCTGGACAGGACCCCGCCCTTGACGGAGTTCGACAGCTGTGATGCCGCGGACTTCAGGTCGTCAAGTTTGCTCTTGGCCTTGTCCAGCGACGCGGTGACCTTCGTCAGGGACTTCTCGTAGCCCAGCAGTTTCTTGCCGGTGGAGTCGAGGGCCTTCAGCAGCGTCTTCTCGGTGCCGCCGTGGGTGGCCTTCATGATGGTGGACCGCCACTGATTCAACGAGTTGACCAGCGACGACATACTGTCTGGCTTGGCCAGAGCGGACCGCATCTCGCTGCGCTGGTATCCGGCCATGCTCCCGAAGTGGGAGATCGTCAGATCGCCGCGCGCGTCCTTGCGGGCCTCACGCTCCGACTTGGCCTGCGCCTGTGCCGCCTTCTGTCTCTTGGTCAGGCCGCCCTTGGCGTAGCCCGTCGCCTTCAGCGTGCCGGAGTTCAGCGCGTCCATGAATCGCTCGCCGTACTTGCGTACCGAGCTGGCGCGCACTACGTACTCGCCCGCGCTGAGCATCGCCGGGATCGAGTCCGACGTCTCCGTGCCCGGGCCGACCACGCGGCCGCCGTCCGGCTGCCCACCCCCAGCCAGGTGGATCGGGCCACCCATCGCGCGGAACTTAGGCGCCTGGTTCGCTTCGACCTGGCGGTAGGCCACGTTGATGTAGGACGTGCCCAACGATCGGCCGACCATCGCGTTGATCGAGGCCCAGAAGGAGCCGGTGCTTGCCTTGACGGGCGCGGTCTTCGTGGGCATCTTCGCGCCCTTGACCTGCCCCAGCTTCCCGAAGAAGTCGCTGGCGTTGCCTTGGAGGTTGGCCTCCACCGACGACCGGTCGAACTCGGCCAGCTGCCGCTTCGCTGAGGCCAACTTCTCCTCGGCGTCCTTCTTGTCCGCACTCAGCTTCGCCTTGCGTTCCCTCGTCAGGTCCGGGTCGTCCAGCTTGGCTTTCAGGTCGGCGAGGTTTTGTGTCGCCTCGTCGACGTTCATCTTGATCTGCGCCCGGTTCAGCCGGGGAAGGGCCTCGTCGACGAACCCACTGATCCCTGTGCCCATGGTGTCGAGCTGCTCGCGGAACTTCCCCGCACTCTTGTCGAACGACTCGTTCATCTGCTCGAAGATCTCGCCGCCGGGCAGGTTCCCGAACGCGGCCGCGAGCCCGGACACGAGCGCGTCAACGGCGAGGAGAACGCCCTCCGTCGTCGTGCGGAAGATCCCCCACAGGGTCGGCAGCCCGGAGATCCCGGCGGCGACGAACCCGGTGATCGCCCCGGCCATGTCGTAGAACGCCGACCGGATCTGGGGCGAGTTTTCTTTCACCCAGTCGGAGAATCCGGTGAACCCGTCCAGGTTGCCGAGGTCGATCCCGGCGACCGAAGCGAACGCGCCGAGGAGCGCCCCGCCCACGTTCGTCGCGAGGCTCTTCGCAGCGTCCGCCGCGATCGGGAAGATCTCGTTCATGGCGCGGAAGCCGTCGGCGATGATGTCCGCGAACGGTTCGATGATCTTCATCGCGCCTTCGAAGACGTAGCTCAGGGCGGTGATCCCGTCGCCTGCCGCGTGGAGCATCTCGCCGAGGAGCGGGCCGAACGCGTCGGCGAAGCTGCCGGAGATCCGGCCGAGTGACGGCAGCAGGCTGTCGTTCAGCAGGTATGCGAGCCCGTCGATCACGTCGGAGGCGCCGCCGATGCCCTGCTCCAGGCCCTCGAACATGCCCGGCAGGCCGGTGTCGAGGAGCCCGCCGAAGAGGTTCCCGAGAGCGTCGAGTGACGGTTGCGACTTGGTGCCGAAGTCGAGGAACGCCTGAGTGAAGCTCATCAGCGACGTAGTGAACGAGTCGAAGAACCCGCTACCCATCTGCACGTTCTTCAACAGCGCGCCCTGGAAGGCGGGCGAATTCGCGAAGTCGGCGGCTTTCTCCACGAAGTCCCCGAACGCCTGGCCGCCCTCCCGCACGACCGGCGCGAGGCTCTTCATCGCCCCACGCCAGTCGTCCATGGACTCCTTCACGCCCGGCATGATCGCCTTCGACGCGGCCTTCTGAAGATCCTCAAACTCCGGCTTGAGCTTCTTGAACTCTGTCTTCAGATCCTTCGCCGCCAACGCCGCCGCACCGCCGGCCGCCCCGAACCCGAGCAGCATCGGAGCCACGGCGCCGATCGCCGGGAGCACCGACGCGCCGATAACTGCGGCCACCCCCACCAACTGCCCCGTCAGACCGCCGCCGGCCCCACCGCCTCCACCAATAGCGCCGGCCGCGCTACCCGCAGACGTGGTCAGGCCGCCGAGGTCTCCGCCCAAGTCCCGCAGATGCCCACCCGCACCCCGTGACGCGTCCCCAAGGCCGTCAATCGTCACGGACGTGCGCAAGGCGTGGTCGTCGAGGTCGCTGAGGCGGGTGGTCGTGATGTCGGCGTGCCGGTTGAAGGTGCGCAGGCTGCTGCCCGCTCCGGTGATGTTGGTGCGGAGAGCGCCGAGTGAGGTGGCGGTGCCGTCGGCTTGCCGCTGCAGGCGGCTGAGGGCGCGCGTTGCATCCTCGGCTTGCTGCTCCAGCCTGTTCAGTGCGGTCGCGGCAGTGGTGGCGCGCTGGGTGAGGGTGTGGAGGGAGGTGTTGACGGCGGTGAGCCCGCTGCCGGTCTGGTTGGAGACCCGTACTTGGATCTCGATGTCGTTACCCACTGCCGTCCACCTCCTCCGGGGTGCCAAGTTGCTCGATCGTGACGAGCCGCATCAGTTCGGTGTCCTCCGCGAGCAGGGAGGACAGGGTGTAGCCCGGGAACCGCTCCAACAGGCCCAGCAGGTACCGGGCCCGCTTTAGCTCGCCAGGCTCGGTGACAGTGCTTCCATCGGCACGGACTCCACCGGGGACGGCCCGCCAGAGGGCGAGCTCTGCGGCAAAGGGTCAGCGGCGTGGACCCCCGTAAGCGCCTGAGCCCAGCCGTCCTTCAGGGCCGCGACGAGGCTCGTGTCCACGGACCGGAGCCCCTCGGGGGTGGCGGGGATGGGGTGGTCCTGATCGTCGGTGAGGTTCCAGGAGACGAGGCGCTTGGCGAACTCGTCGGTGATGGTGGTCGTCTCCTCGCTGTCGCCTTGCTGCTCGCGGTCGACGATGGCCTCCCATTCGCCGTAGCTCATGCCGCGGGCGCGGGCTTCGGCGCCGTGGTGTTCGTGGCCCGGCTCGAAGTGGACGCGGATGGTGCGGGGGCCTGCCTTGTATCCCATGGGTGTTTGCCTCTCAGGCCCAGGTCGGGACGGTGCCGTCGGCAAGGCTGCCGGGCGCGGACCAGGTGAGTTCGCCGCTGTCGGAGCGGCTGAGCTGGTAGTCGGAGTAGAGGAGTTCCATCGCGAGGGTGACGCCGTTGACGGTCTGCGTGGTCGTACGGGCAACGCTGGTCGACGGCACGGTGCGGAACACGAGGTGCGAGCCGGTCGCGTTGAACACGCCGTTCAGCGTGACGCTGCCGTCCGCCAGCAACAGCAGCCGCTCGTTAGCCGACTTGTCGACACCGGTGACGTCCTGCACGCCGCGCGGCGTGGCCATCTGCCAGTTGGTTACGTCGTTACGAATGTCCGTCGGTGTGCCCGCGCTCGTGTCGACCGAGAGCGTGGTCTGGCCGAGGCCGCTTGCCTTCGCCATGGCTTACTTCCCTTCTGTTCGGTCGGCGCTCGCCCGGGCGGGCTGCTCCTCGACCCACTTCGCTTCGCGCTCCCGATCGGGTGCGAGAGAGCCGAACATCTTGCGGACGCCGTCGGCGCCGACCCAGCCCTTGTGGAAGCGCGTCGGGTGGGTGATCGCGTGGCGGCCGGTGGAGACCTTCACCTGGTGTACGGCCTTGCTGTCGTCGAGCAGCGCGTACAGGCGGTCGCTCGGCGCGGTGACGACGATGGTGAAGCTCGCCGGTCCAAGGACCCTCGACGGTGAGGCGCCCTCGTCGGGGATCTCGTGGACGGCGTACGGGGTGTTCGCCTCGAACTCCGCGTACTCGCCCGTGAGGTCGATCCCGTTGACCGTCAGCCGTGCGTCTTCGCTGCTCCTCATGCCGTCACCCCTTCGCGATCTCGTCGGCAATCGCCTGCTGATGCGTGGCGAAGTCGTCGAGCCAGTTCGCCGGGGTGTGGTGCACCCGGGGCTTGGTGCCGCGCGGGTTGCCGCGGTGGTCGCCGTCCCGGACCACGTACAGCGGCGGCCGGTCGATCCGCACGCGGTGCTGCGAGGCGCGGAAGCAAGGCTGTCCGGCCTCGAAGATCAGCCAGGTCTCGCCCTCGCCGACGCGCTGCTCGGTGAACTTCCGGCCGGACGTCTTCGCCGTGTGCAGCAGGTCAGGAGTGAGGCCCTCGACGCGGACGCGCCACCCGTTGAGGTAGTGCTCGCAGCCTGCTTCGGCGCAGGTCCCGGGCCGGAAATGCGAGCCGAGCGGTGCGGCCACGGCGTACGTCTTGTAGGCGGCCGGCGGCCCGACCGGCTCGGGCCGGAACAGGTGAACGCTCATCAGAAGACCACCCCAGCCGTCTCGTTCTTGATCACGTTCACGGCGAACGCGAGGGAGGTGAACCCGCCCGTGGTCACGGTGACCGCGCGGAGGTAGCGGCGCAGCGTGGCCGTGTTGCCGAGCGCGATCCGCTCGGCGAGCGGGGTACTGCTGGTGATCTGCGTGAACGCGAACCCGGCGACGTCCGCGAACGTGGCGTTGTCCGCGCTGTCTTGGATCTTCACCGTGACGTCCGTGCCCACGAAGCTGAACGCCTGGAGGTAGGCCTGGCCGCCGAACGACGCGGACGCCGTCGTGTCGATGCTCGTGCCGTTGGTGGCCGCGGTATCGGTGCGGATCCCAGCGGTGAGCTGCTGCCCCCACTCGATGCCGTAGCCGTTCGACTGCGCTGAAATCCCGAACGTCAGCATCCCGTCGTCGCCCCTGTTGGGGTCGTAACCGAGCTGCTTCGAAACCAGCGACGCCGCCGGATCCCCAAGCACGGTGCCCCGGCAGTAGGTGAGGATCTGGTCGGTGCGGGGTAGTGCCGCGAGTTTCTCGTGCGTGCCGCCGGTGACGGGAACGTGGTTGAAGAACGCCGTGTATTCGATCTGCCCGGACCTGACGCCGCCCTGCCGCTCGTAGGCAGCCCTGTTGATGGCGGTGAAGTTCAGCAGGGCCGGGCCGCCGCCGACGTTGCCGAGCTGCTGAATATCGCCAGAGGAGTCGAACCCCGCGATATAGAGATTGTCACCAAGTCCCGACGTCTTCACGGGGCCTCCGTCCATAGGTCGTTGACGATGCAGGGCAGGGCGATGTCCATGACCCGGTATCTGGTGCCGTCTTGCTGGAGGTAGCCCGCGCGGACGTCGAGGGGCTGGCCGTGGGCGCCGAGCAGGTCGACGTGGCGGAGGAGTCCGCCGAGGGTGAAGTCGCCGCTGTACGCGCCACACAGGGCGTCGACTGCGGCGATCACGGTGGGGTCGATCGCGTCGGGCGGGTCGAACATGTGGCTGAAGATCCGTACGTTGAACGCGACCAGCGCGGTCACGGTGACCAGGCCGGACGAACGCAGCGGAGTGATGCGGTTCGCCCACACCGCGCACGTCAGCCCATCGCCAGGCGCATTCTCCGGCTCGTGCTGGTTCACCCGCTCGAAGTGCCCGGAGGCCATCGCGTGGGAGACGACTGCGTCGAGGAGGCCCTCGATGTTGAGTGCCATCGGTCAGCCCCCCATTTCCGGAAGGCGGTGCCGCACCGCGGCTTCAGCGACGTCTGGACCATGACTTTCGACAGCCTGCTTCGCGAGCCGCCAGTGGTGGTATCCCTTGAACCGCGTCACCGGGTAGTTCCGCGACCCGACACCCTCCAGCCAGGGGCCGTAAATTACGCCGTTGTCATGGACGAGGTTCGCCTCGGACGAAACCCGGGTGGTCTCGATCCTGGTCTCGTAGTACGGGGTGCGCGTCTTGAACGAGGCGGAGGTGCCCATGAGGACGCGCTCTTCCCCATACGCCGCGATGTCGTCGCGGGCGTCATCGCAGGCATCCTCCATCGCCCGCTCGGCACGCCCGTCGAACCACGGGCCCGTCATGGTGATGTCGACGCTCATACCGACCTCACCTGCCCCTTCCGACCATGCGCCTGGTAGACGCGCTGCCGCAGACCGGAGAGCGCGTTCGCATCCACCGCCCGCTCGCTCGCACCGCCGTCACCTGTGCGCCGGGTCTTGCTGTATCCGGCCTGCTCGTTGCCGAGCCGGGCGATGGCCTCAGCGATGACCAAGTCCTGCACCAGGCCAGGCGGATCCCACCGCACGACCGCGGTGCTGTTGGTGTGCGTGGCTGCTGTCGTGCCGAGCGCACCCCTCTGCACAGTCAGGGAGCGGGGGGCGTAGATGTCGGCGCCGTTGGTGTGCTCGGCGTTCGGGCTGCCGTCCCACGCGCGCTTCACGGTGAGCTGGTTGCCCGCGATGTCGACGATGAGCATGCGCTCGGAGTCGATGAGGATGACCTCGTCCATCGCGAACTGTGTGCCGTCGGCGACCGGGACCGTGACTGTCTTGAGTTGCTGGTCGATGGTGCTGCCGAGGTTCTGCCCCGTGTCGGCCATGCTGCGGCCGGTGACGATCAAACGTTCGTCGTCGATACGGATCACGCTGCCAACACCGAGTTGTGCGGAGGCCGTCCCGTTGACGGTGATGGTCGTGGCCGTGGTCGTGGCGACCGCGCCTGCGAGCACACCGACCGTGGTCTCGTCGTTGCGGTAGCCCCACAGCCCGGTGACCGTGATGGCGCGCTGGTGCGTGTCCCCGCTGGAGAACGCGGCCGAGGAGCTGAGGTCAATCTCGATCCTGTTGTACGGCGGCCCGTACTCGTTGGGCTCCAGAAAGAAGTCGGTGGACCCGATGACGACGCCGCCGCTGCTGAGGGTGGTGACGGAGATGAGCTCGTTCGCGTCCAGCCATAGGCGCCACGGCCGGCCAGTCTGCGGGCCGGGGTAGTCGAACGACTTGCTTGCGAGGTTGGGCACGAACGTGCGGTGGCACAGCGACTCCACATCGCGGCTCGCGGACTCCAGCGCGCGGTCGATCTGCGCGCTGTTGCGTGCGGTGAGTTTCACGTCGAGGGCGCGCATCACGTCCTCACGCGTCGCGTACACGACCATCTCCAGTCACCTCCTCTCGGGTGTCGTTGGCGGGCGGGGGTCAGGCGTCAGCGGAGCCGGTCTCCGACGTACCGGCCTCCGGGCCGCCATCCGTCGAAGCGGCAGAAGAGCTGCCCGTCTGGCCCTTCTTCGAGCGGCTGCCCGTCGTTCGGGCAGGCGACCGGGTCGGCTTCTTGCTCGGCTCGGTATCGCTCGACGGAGTCTCGGGCGATGTCTCGGAGCTGCTCCCAAGCGATGACTCCTCACCCCCCTCCTCCTCGGCCGGCTCCGGCCACACGTCGGGGGCGTCGCTGTCACTCCACGCGCCACCCACAACCGACGCGCCCGCAACGGTGGGCCCGCCATGAACGGTGATCTTCGGCATTGCGCCTTCCTCCAGATACTCGGTTGACCCGCAGTGCGGGCAGCGCGGAGCGCCCACCGAGTAGGTGGTGGTGCACTCCGCGCACGCCCACGCCGCCACGTCAGGCCGCCGTCACAGACGCGCCGTTGTCCAGCGGCACATAGGTGAGCTGCCACTGGATCGCCCCGGTGGCGTCGGCCGCCGAGTCGTTCACGCCGATCGTTCCGGCCGCGACGATCACGGGCGTGGTCTGCCCAGTGACGCCACCTGAGCCGGAGCCGGAGATGCTCAGCGCGGAACCAGTCGGGCCGGGGAGGCTGTACAGCGTGCCGACCTCGTCGGCGGTGATGGTGCCTGCGGTGCACAGGTCGTTTGCAGTTCCGACGGTCGGCGTCGCGACGAGCTTGAGTGCGGGGGTCGTGCCGCCGATGACGGTGGTCACCTTCCCGACCAGGCTGGTGATGGCGACGCGGCCACCTGACACGGTGAAGATCGTCGAAGTGGCGTTCGCAGGGACGGTCTTCGCGGTCCCCGCCACGAGAGTGCCGAGGACGACGGTGCGGAGCTGGTCTCCGGAGATGAGGACACTCATGCCGTCACCGACCGCAGGTTCGCCGGGGGCCGCTGCACGGTCAGGTCGTGGGGCAGGATCACGAACGACCCGGACGCGTGCGAGGCGGTGATGTGGGTGTAGCCGTCGGACAGCTGCGCCGCGTCGACCTCGACGGCCAGGAGCCCGCCCGTGCCGGCCGTGACAGTGGCTGCTGCGGCCTGGGTGACCTTCGTCCAGGTGCCGGAGTTCTGCCGGTAGTAGCGGGTGAACACGGCGAGGTTCTGCGCACCGGTGCCCGCGGAGTCCTGCGCCTCCTGGATGGTGGCGTTCCCGGACGTCGCACCGATCAGGATGATCGTCGCGCCGCCTGCGTCCTTCAGGCCGAACGGGGTCGCCGTGGTGGTAGCTGAGGTGGCTGCGTTGAACAGCCTGCCAAGCGCTTCCATGGGATGCCTTCCTTACGGGGGTTGATTGCCGTTTCGGAGCGAGCCCGGCCGGGGGCGTTACTGCCCAGCCGGGCCGGCAGGGTCAGGACCGGGTCGCGACCTTGACGAACGGGGAGAGGGTGTTGGAGCCCTTGCGGGGGGTGATCGCAGACTTGATCCACGGGGTGCCGTCGACGCGCTCGATGACGCGCATGGCGGTCTTGTCGTTGCCGAACTTGAACTCGGTCGACGTGGCCGTCTGCATGGCCTGCCTGTCGCCGATCAGGTAGTAGCCGAAGTCGACGAAGTTGATGTCACCCGCGGTGCCGACGGAGGAAACCTTCTCGGTCCACACGACCGGACGGCCGAGGATCGTCACGGGCGGGGCGCCCGCGCCGTCGCCGTTGCCGATCCACACCGCGGAGCCGCCGGTGCCCACAGACAGGGCCATGGTGGCGATCTCGGGGAAGGTGTCGATGTGCGCCACCCACACCGCGCGGCCGATGGAGGCCGGCAGCATGCGGCTGTAGCACTTGACGATGTTCTCCCACAGGATCGTCCCCGCGGCCTGTCCGGTCTCCTTCGCGACGGACACGGCGGCGGCGGCGTTGAGGAAGCCGGTGGGCTGGCCGACGCCGTTGCCGTCGATGAACGCGACGTCCTCGAACCAGGCGAGGGCCTCGGGGTAGGACTCGTTCATGAACTGTTCGAGGCTGATGATGCTGTCCTGGAACAGCTCGTTCGGGATCTCCGAGTAGAGCGTGAGTTTCTTCGCGATGAGCTCGATGCGGCCGAACGTCGGTGCGGAGTCGGTGAGCGCTCCGGCCTCTTCGGTCCAGTAGCCGACGATCCCGCCATGCACCGACGAGGCGTTCGACGTGGAGTCGATCATCGGATACGGGACCGTCAGCGACTCCATCGGCACGACGCGGGCGCGGGCCCGGACGACGGCCATCTCCAGCGCCACACGCAGCAGCTCCGCGCGCAGCACCTCGGGGATGAGGAACCCGCCGTCCGAGGGCACCGTCGAACCGAAGCTGTTCTGCAGCTTCTTGATCTCGGAGCGCGCGGTGAGGGACTCCTGCGTGTTCGCGCCCTGCCACGTCGCGGCCAGGAAGTCGCCCCAGTTCCCGAACTGCTTGTCGAGCGCCGCCCCGGGCGCCTTCGGGTTGTAGTGCTTCGACCGCGCGACGGGCTGCGTGTTCGGGTTGAGGTTGAGCCGGTTGATCCCGTCGATCTGCTCGTTCTTCAGGATCTCCGCGAACTGCCGCTGCGTCTCGTCGCGGATCTGCGTCTCGATGCTCTCGTCCGTACGGGACTGAGCCTTGGCGTAGTTGACGATGAAGTCCTTCAGCGTCTCCGGGGTCTTGACGATGTTCGTCAGCGTCGATGTGTCACCGAGCGCTTCGGCGAGCTCGTCGGCGTCGCGCGGGATGGTGGGAGTTGCCACAGTGCCTCCTCAGGCTGCTTCCGTCGCCGCGCTGGACGACGCCGTGGGGTCGGTCAGATGGGCCACGAGTCCGACCCAGGGGTCCGGCTCGGGCTGGGTGAGGTGGGCGACGCTTGCCGCCCACTCGTTGACGGGCTCGTCGGCCGGCGCCGCAGGCTTGGCCGGTTCGTCGGCGCGCGCCGCGGGGGCCGGTTCCTCGACGGGCTCTGCCGCGGGGGCAGGCTCGACGGGTGTGGTGTCCTCGCCGGGCGGGGTCACGGCAGCGGCGAGCTGCGTGGCGACTTCCTCGCCGATGAGAGAGCGGACGTCCTCTGTGAGGGTCGTTTCCTCCGCGCGTGGACCCCGGTAGCCGTACGCGGTGAGGTCGAAGTCCTTCCGCATCTCCGGCTCTGGCTCTGCCCCCCGCTTGGGCGTCGGCACGACCTCGTCGGCCAGCCCAGCGGCGACGGCTTCCTCGCCCCGGTACCAGGTCTCGTTCTTCATGACCTGTCGCCATTCGGCCTCGGTGCCGCCCGCGCGCGCCGAGTATGCCCCGGCAATGTTGTCGGAGATCTTGTCGAGGACTTCCGCCATCTTGATCATGTCGGCCGCTTCCCCGACACAGAGGCCACTGGCTTCGTGGACCATCAGGAGCGCGTTCGGCATCATCCGCACCCGGTCGCCTGCCATGGCGATGACTGAGGCAATGCTCGCCGCGACTCCGTCGACCTGGACCGTGACGTTCGCGGGGTGGGAGCGCAACGCGTTGGCGATGGCGATGCCCTCTGTCACCGATCCGCCAGGGCTGTTGACCCGGAGCAGAATCTTCGGCGCGGTGATGCCGCGCAGGTCGTTGATGAAGTCGTCGGCTGTGGCGCCGAGCCACCCGCCGACCTCGTCGTACAGCATCACCTCCGCCTCATCGGCGGTCTGGTTGGTGATGCGGTACCAGGACTGGGCCTCGATGCCGTGCTGGGCGCGCAGCTTGTCGGCCTGCTCCCGCTGCCGCGCGACGAACGAGGCGAGGTTCGCGGGCACGGTCAGGCCCTGCATACGGGTCATTCGCCCTCTCCCTTCCGGCCGCGCTTGACGACCTTGCAGCGGCACGCGTTGCCGTACTGGACGCCTTCGCAGCGCACGTAGCCCTCGCCGCCCGGGTAGTCCTCGTACGCCTGCTTGCGGTTCTTGTAGGTGCGCCCTGCCTGCTCCCGGCAGTTGTGGCAGGTGTCGCCGTCGTCGGTGATCTTCACGACCCAGCGCTGAGCGTTCTCGATGCCCTCGCCCACCAGGCCAGCCACAGCGTCCGCCCACGCAGACGGCCCAGCCGGTGCGGCAGGCGCGCCCGCGTACGGGATCTCGGGCAGGCCGACCGCGGACAGGATCCCGGCCGGGTCCCAGCCCGCCGTGCGCAGCGCCGCCGCAGCGTTCGCCCGCGCGGTCAGCGTTGCCGCCTCGGTCTCCGGGTCCGCGGGTACGGGGTCGCAGTAGTCGAACTCCAGGCCCTGCGCGGTGGCCCCGTACATGGGGAGCAGCTCGAAGTTGAGGGCGGCCTTGATGCGTTCCAGGCGCGGCACCGTCTGCTGCTCCGCGAACCAGGACTTCGCGGCGAGCGCGGAGGCCCGGTTGATGTCCTCGAAGTCACCGATCGCCGTCTTCGAGATGCCGTAGGCCTCACGCACCCGATCAGCCGTGGCGCCGCGCAGTTCGACGAACTGCATGTCGCGCTGGCTGATGGTGCGGTCGATCCATTTGCCCTGCTCCAGGATCGCGACCCGGTGAGCGTTCGCGACGCCCTTATGCTGCTCCGCCCACCGGTCCCGCAGCTCGTCGAACTGGCTGTCCGACAGGCGCTGGTCGAACTGCAGGATGCCGCCAGGCTGAGCCGAGTTGATGAAGAACGCCCGCGACCACTCCGCCGCATACCGCGACGTGTCGAGGTCCGGCAGGATCGACAGGATCGGCGACAGCCCCCGGTACGGATCCATCGGGTTCGGCCGGCGCAACTGAATGACCTGGTCGAGTTCGAGGGGAATCTGCTCCCCGTCCGGGCTCGTGTAGATCCAGCCCTTCAGGAAGCGTTCCCGGTCGGGGACCGGGGTCATGCGGTCGGGGCGGACGGGCCACATCTCCAGCGGGATGGACACGCCGGGGCGGCGGGCGATGACCCATTCGGTTTCGCCGGTGAGGTCGTAGTGCTGCGTGGAGGACTCGACGAACTCCTGCCGTGGCATGAACGGGTTGGGCTTGTTCCACAGGTCCAGGGCCGCGTGGCTTGTGACCTCTACGCGGTCCTCGTCACGGCCGGACTTGGCCTTGCGGTACAGCTTCCAGTCCACCAGGGCGGTCGCGTTGGAGGTGCGGTCGACGATCGCGAAGAGGGTTCCGACGGCGGACATCGCGCGCATCTGGCCCTCGGCGCTGCGGTTGCTGCCGAAGATGCCGTAGCTCTGGGCTCGGCTGGTGAAGGGGACGGGCGGGGCGGCGGAGCGGAATGATCCTGCGGCGTTGGCGAGGGAGCCGAGGAAGCTTCTGCCCACGGCCCCTCCCTTGCTGTCAGTCCGGGCGGCTGAGGTGCCACTCGTAGGCGATCGCGCAGAGTCCGGCGATGAGCAGGCCGGTCCACAGACCGAAGCGCATCCCAAGCCCAGTTGAGATGAGTGTAAATCCTCCTGTCAAGAGCGATGGTGACCGCAAATTTTTCAGCCGTAGGGCGAGCTTCGACCACATCACCGCAAAACCTTCCGTTTTCACAGCCAACCCACCCGGGGGTGACCGCCCAGATCCTGCTCGGCAACCATGTAGCGCAGCGCATCCATCGCGTGGTCGTCCTTCTTTACCGGCTCTTCCTTCAGCCCGCCGGCGTTGCCCGGTTTCACGGCCCACACGTAGCCGCCGACTTCATCCGTCGAGGACATCGGCAGCGACGCCTCTTCCAGCAACGGGTCCCGCTCGACCAGCGCACCCCGCACGACGAACAGCCGCGGCTTGCCGTCACCAGCTGGCTTCAGCCGGGACTTAACCGCCTGGATGCCATCGCTGACGCTCTTGTGCGCGGCCTGCGTGCCCATGCCCAGGTGACGTTCCAGGGTGGCGCGATCCTCCGCGTCGTGGTCGCAGATCACCGCGCGCGGCCTCGGTTCGGTCCACTCCAGCTCGCAGGCCCCGCACGTGTGGCAGTCATGGTCGGCGGCCTTCGACTCGCAGCAGGTCGTGCAGCGGCGCACCAGGCGCAGGATGTGCCGGGCATGGTCTTCGACGAGACGCTTCGTGCGGTAGATCTCCCGGTATAGCCACAACCGCCCGTCGCCGTCCTCCGCCCAGCACTGCAGAACAAAGGGGTTGGTGAAGCCGAAGTCGACGGTCCACCAGCGGGTCCAGCTGTCGGGGATGGGCTGTGGGTCGACGAGGTGCAGGGCGTCGTCCCACTCTTCGTAGATCTGCCCTTCTGCCGCGGCCCAGGCGCCGTCGCGCAGACGGAGCTTGCGCACACCGGTGAGCCTGTCCAACTTCGCGAAGTACGCCGCGCCCTTGGGCGTGTACGTGCCGTCGGCGTTCACGTAGGCCGGGTTGTCGCGGTGCCGGGAGACGAGCATCGTCGCCTCACCGGCGTCGCAGCGCTGCTTGATCCAGTGCGCCGGGTGGGACGGGTTGCAGGCGGCGATCTGCTGCTGCCAGGACAGGGCCCCGTTGCGGAGCCGGGTGGCGATGGCTTCCCAGTCGTCGATGGTGAGTTCGGTGGCCTCGTCCGCGAACACGAGGTCGTACTCCGCCGACATGATCTTCTCCGGCTTGTCCATCCCCCCGACCACGATCACGCTGCCGTTCGAGTACCGGTAGCCCGCCGCCTCCCGCGCGCTGCCGCCGAACCAGCGGACGATGCCGCGGGCGAGCGCGTCGGCCGCAACCTTCTTGTCGAAGGTGACGAGCGTCGTCGAGGTGAGCGACACCGCGGTCTTACGGACGATGAGGCAGCGGACGTCTGGGTTGTTCAGTGCGGTGAGGTGCAGGCGGAACAGCGCGGCCAGACTCTTCCCGGTGCCGGCGGGGCCAGCGATGACGAGTTCACTGTCGCGGGTCTTGAACAGGGCGCGCGCTGCGCCGCGGGGCTCGTACCGGACGACGGCGTCCTGATCGAGCGCGGTCGTCACGTGAGGTCCGCGGGGTCGACGCCGACGACCTCGTACCGGACGGCGCCGGACACGGCGACCTGTGCGGGCTGCTTCAGACCGTGGAGGTCCTGGTAGGCCTGGCGGACACGGAGCGCGACCGTGATGGCCTGGAGCTTGGGCCCGTCATCCGGCAGCGGCTCCTCCTGCTGCGTCTCCGGGTTGCGCCACATCACGATCTTGCCGTGGCTCACGGTGATGTGGTTCCGCTGGAGGATGGCGCACGCCTCGGTGTACAGGGCGTCGAGCTCCAGGGATTCGGCCCCGATGAGTTTGTCGATGGCCGGCCGGGCGACGTCGGCTTTGGCGCGGAGGATGCCGCGGCGTGCTTCGCTTTTGTCGTAGTAGCCGAACAGTTCGGCGATCTGCTGGAGCGTCGTGTCTGGGTGGTCGGCTTGATATTCGGCGGCTGCGGCGTCGCGGCGGACGCTGGCGAGGGTGCGGGTGAAGCGGCCTGCGTTGTTGCGGGGGCGTTCCCAGGATGCGGGTGTGGTGGCCGGGCCGTCGCCCGTGGGGGTGTCGGCCGGTACGCTGGGGTCGTTACCGGTTGTCATGGTGTGATGGTAACGAGGTGCGCAACTGGTGGTTGGCGTGCGCAGGGCGAAGGCCCCGGTCTCCGTGGCGGCGGATCGGGGCCTTCGGCGTGTCCGGGGTCTGGCGTCAGTCCTCCCAGGCGCGGGCGACATCCAGGGCTCGGCGCAGCGCGGACGCGAGCGGCAGACGCTGGGACTCGGGAAGAACCATCCCGACGTCGACGTGCTGTCCGGTGCCGTGATTCTCCGTGACGCCCACGACCACCCCTCCGGAAGCTGCCGCGACCAGCAGGGCCCCGGAGACCAACGTGTTGTCGGCCCACCACCCTTGCTCGGTGAGCGCCTCGATTACCTTGGGCAGGTCCGTGGTGGTCACGCCGACCTCGGCGACGCCGCGGCTGTTCGGGCCGGTGATCCCGTAGTCACCCAGGCCCTTGGCATCAGGGCGGGTGACACGCACGTACACCTCGGCCTCGCCGGCGTCGGCGCGGAGGCCGGCGGGGATGATCCGAAGCGTGGTGCCGTCGAGGGCCGTCCAGTCCCAGGGCTGGGGGGTGAGTTCGGCGGTGACGGTGTTGAGGGCGTCGTGGAAGTCCATGGGGTTCCTCTTCTCAGGTCAGCGGGCGTTGCGGCGTTCGGCAAGGCGGGCGCCAAGACGCGCGGCCTTGTCGTCGGCCCAGCCGAGCGCCGCTGATGCCTCCAACGTGACCTTGGCGGCCGGAGCGAGGGCCTCCTGCGCTTCGAACAGGAACAGCAGCCGAGCCCGCTCCGGGCTCCCTTCCGGGGCGCCCAAGAACAGCGCGGTCGGGGCTTCCAGGGCGGCGGCGCCGTGTTCGGTGACGTGCTTGATCTGGGCGACGAATCCAGCCCAGTAGCCGCGGTGGTCGGTGTCCTGGTCGGCGGCGTTCTGCAGGGCGGTGACGAACGCGTCTGCGGCGTCCGTGAGCTGTTCGATGGCGTTGAGGGCGGCGGTGGAGATCGGCTGGGGCATGACGGGGTCCTTTCGGTTCAGGCGGCGAGTGCGTCGGCGAGGAGCTGGACGCGGGCGGTGATGGGGAAGGCGCGGGCTCAGGCGTCGTCGCGCGTGGCGTCGGGCCGGTGAGTGAAGAGACGTGTCCACGCGGGCGGGTTGTCGATGAGTTCTGTGAGGGCGTCGCGGGCGTCGACCATCTCCGCGTAGCTCATGTGGACCACGACGACTCGTTCGGCGTCGCGACGGTCACGCGCCCGGACGGTGAAGGGCCGGGAATGGTCAGTGGTGACGCCTACGCCAACGTAGTTGGCGCTGACGGTGCGCTTCTGTGGCATGGGTTCTCCTCTCAGGCCGCGAGCAGCATGCGCGCGGCGAGCTGGTGGTAGCAGCGCGAGCCCTTGACCCCAGCAGGGCACGAACAGGCGGTGGGGGCGGTCTTGTAGGTCTCGGTGCCGTCGGTGCTGACGGCGATGAAGACGACGGAGCGGAGGGGGACGATGGCGCCGTCCTCGATGAGCTCGCGGGCGGAGGCGACCTGGTGGGGCTTGTAGTTGGTGAGGTCGACGGTTGCGGTGCGGATCTTGCGGGCGCAGCGGGGGCCGTAGCCGAGGGCGATCGACTTGGCGGAGGTGAGGATGCGGTGGCAGTGGAGGCAGCGGGCTTGCTCGGTGGTGGTGGTGTTCTGCATTGCTGCCCCCTCGTTCGTTTCCTTGTGGGTACACAGTAACCCGTAACCGTGTACCCACACAAGGGGTGACGTTAAGAAATCCGTGTGGGAACATAGAACCCATGGCAGCCGACCAGACCGACCACACCTTCAGCACCAAGTTCCGCATCCCCCGCCGCATGTGGGACGCCTACGGAACAGCCGCCGCGCGCAAGGGCATCGACCGCAGCGCAGACCTCGTCGACCACGTCCGCACCTTCATCGAGCAGCACGGCAACGAACACGAGCGCACCGAACTGGCCGCCGCCGAGCAGGAGCTGGCCGAACGGCGCGCACGCAAGGGCGGCCGGCCGAAGAAAGCCACGGAGCGCCCGGTGAGCAGCGAGGAGAAGACCGGATGAGCGTCGCCATGGGACTCACGCTGATCGGGCTCGGGTACGCCACGCTCTTCGCCGCCCTGGCCTACCTCTTCGTCCGCACCCGCCGCCCGGTCGTAAATCCGCTCGGCTCTCCGTCATGCGACCGCTGCGGCAAGGACACTGAGAAGCCCTGGCTGTGGCGTCAGATCCGCACCCCGTGGCTCTGCGCCGCGTGTGACGCGGAAGTTGCCGAGCTGGCGTTCACGGGGATGCAGACGGCGTACGAGCAGCGGGCCAAGCAGGAGGAGGCGCTGTTCCGCACCCTCGCGGGCCCGGTGCGTCCGGGCGAGGAGCCCACACCATGAGCGGCCGTCCGCCGCTGATCACCGACCACTGGTTCCGCGAGGGGCCAGTGCAACCGGATGGCTCGGACGGCTACTGGATCTGCGACCGCTGCGGCCAGCACCGAGGCGACCACCTACAGGTGCAAGGGCACTGGCGGAATCCGCTGCACCCGTTCGTCCCCCAAGCAGCCTGGCGGCCGACGCACTGCCGAACCTGCGGCAGACACCACCGCCACACCACGCACGTCCCGCTGACGTGGGAGCAGCTGAAGCCCACCGCATGACGACGGCCCCGCCCCAACCCGGGACGGGGCCGTTCAACGTCTACGCGGCAGCCGCACCAGGGAGTTCACCACAATCTCCCCGAGGTCCTGCGAAGACCCGGCCCGACTGCCGCTCCCGGGACGCTACGCCCCACCCTCCACGCCTGTCACTACCCCCAAACGGGTGACGTCACGGCGTCCCGGCCGCCGACTCCATCGCCCGCCGCGCATCCTCATCCGCCTGAGGACTCCCCAAATACTCGGTGACAACCTCACCTGTGATCCGCCGCAGCGTCGCCTCGTCCAGGCCCGTACAAGCTGGAGGCGCGGCAGCCGTCGGAGCATCCGGGCCGGCCGCCATCGCCTCCCGGTAGTTGACGGCGAGCGCGGCCTTGCAGGCGGTCGGGGTCGCGATCGTGTCGCCGTCGTCCTGCGCCCACACGGCCAGGCCGCCGCCGATCGCGAACGCAGCGCACGCGGCTGCTCCTGTCCACGCGACAAACCGGCCCCATCGTGGCGGGCGCGGCGGCACCGGTGGTGCCCAACCAGGTGCGGGCTGCAGCGGATACGGCTGGCTCATGGTCCCCCCACGGATCGGATGTGCTGCCGTGCATCATCCGACCCTGTGCAGACAACGTGAAGGCGCCGTCACCAGTTCGTGACCCGGATCCACTCGAACCAGTACACACACCCCGCCCGCCACGGCACACTGACGACCATGGCGATCCGCATCGGCGTACAGGCAGACACCAGGGACGAATGCGTCGAAGGTCTCGCGGTCCTCGTCGAGAAGGGCTACGTCCCCATCATGCTGCCCGCTCAAGTCACTGGCGGCCGGTGGCTCGCCCGCGCCGTGCCCGCCCCACCCGTCAACGAGCGGGAGCCGGCCGGGTCCTGACACGCGAAAGCCCCACCGCGACGGGGGTGCGCGGCAGGGCTGGTCTCAGTGTGGCAGGCGGTCAGCTGGTGCGCGGGCCTTCCTGCGGAGCGCCCGGGACGGGCTTGTCCTGGGCGGGGTAGTGCCCGCCGCGGGAAGCGGAGTACACGGTGGCGTGCTGCGCCAGCTGCTCCTCGGTGCGGGCCGCGCGCAGCTCGTCTTGGGATCCGGTCCGTTTGAACGCCATGATGGCGGTCTCCTGTCTCTCGGGATGGGTGGACCGGCGGGGGCCGCGCTCTCTTGGCGGATGGAGCGGCCCGCGCCGGGGTCTTATGGGTCAGGCCTTGGGATCTCCAGTCAGGCCCTTGACCGCCGGAGGAACTCCCGCGTCCAGAGCCGCCGCAGCAGCAGCCGCGACATCGCCGCCCTCTCGCCTCCGAGCCGCGGGCGGCCGGGTCTTGGCGACCTCGGCATACGAGGCGCCGGCCAACACGACCGCCACGACCAGCACGGTCCAGCAGAGGCTCGGCGCCAGCTCGGCAAGCGGAGGAGCCACATAGGCGCTCCAGAGCATCGACCACTCCTCCACCGGCAACCGCGGGAGGAGCAAGTCGCGTACCGCCGCGTCGAACCCGGCGTCCCACAGGATCGAGCCGACCCCGCTGAGGAGGACCAGGTAGATCCCGACTCTGGTGTTGAGCAGGGCGCGCAGCAGGAGCAGCACCAGGTACAGCGGCGCGCTGATGACAACGATCAAGGCGGCGGCCCACGCTGGCATTCGGCTGGCGGCACGGGCTCGGGCCAGGCCGCCGAAGACGAGCCGCGCTAGCCCCATGGCGGGCGGCCAATCCTGCGCCTCGTCGGCTTGGGGGGCCGGTTCGGCGGGCTGGGGACGGCTCAGGTCGGCGACGTGCTGTTGGTAGTACGGCGCGTTCAGGAGGCGGTGGCCCTGCTTGAGGTGACGGCTGATCTGGCGCTTCTCTTCGGCGTCGAGCCGCGCCTCGGATGCGGTGGCGACGACCTCGATGCGCGGGGTCAGACCTCCGAGGGTGAGCCCGTTGATCCACACCCGCATTCCCGGGTTGGTCGGATTGGCAAGGTGGCCGGCGAGCCGGGTGAGGATGGGTTGGGTCGTCTTCCCGATGTAGCGGATCTTGTCGTCGCGGGGGTCGATGAGGGCGTAGATGGCGCCCTGTCGGGTGCGGGTCATGACGTCCGTTCGGTCTCGACTGCGGGTGCGCATTCGACGCGCACGTGGGTGCGGTTGGGGCTGGTCGAGTCATCCACGAGGAAGATCGACATCCCCTCTCGGGTTACGAGAGTGGTTCCGTCAGCAAGCTCCTGAACTGCGCGTTCACCGCTCAGGGGGGCGGTACCCCCCGATGGGGGAGGGGCGGACGAAACGGACATGCGGCGGCGCGCTGCCCGCCATAGAGCCACCGCCCCGACCACCCACACGGCGATCACTCCGACCACATCCGACACCGCGAACAGGACCGCCAGTGCACCCCCGCAGAGGACCACCAGCACGCACGCGCCAGCCGCCCGCGAAGACTCCTGCGGCTCCTCGACCGGAGGGCTATCCGTGGCCATCACAGCGCCCCGTACACGGCGTCGCCGAGCCAGTTCACAGCGACCGCGAGGGGAGCTGCGGCGAACCCTGCGACGCCCGCGCTGGTGCCGAGGCAGATCCCGCACCAGGCGCCGCGCTTGATGTCGCTGCCCCACCGGGACTTCTTCACCGCGGCCACCAGGGCGACGGTCAGGATCAGGACGATCGCGCCGCCGGTCTGGGTGAGCGGCAGGTAGGAGGCGCCGCCGGCGCGCTGTCCGGCCTGCCCGCCGACGCCCCAGACCAAGGACACGTCCCCCAACCAGTTGGAGATCCACAGGGTGGTGCGGGCGATCCAGCCGATGAGGCCGCCGACGCCGAGGATGGTGAGGACGCCGTATGACCAGGCGAAAAGGAACGGGGCGAGGGCGCCAGCCTGGCCTGCGGGGTCCGTCATGAGGGCCTTGCGGCCGGGCCACCAGCCGACGAGGTGGTGGACGAGGATGCAGAGTCCGACGGTGACACCGCCGATGGTCACGTACGTCATGTCGGGCCTATCGGATGAGGGCCGCGCCGAGCGCGGCGAGCGTGAGGATGAATGCGGTGGTGGCGATGACCGGCGGGAGGGCGCGGGGTGCGATGGCCGCGATGCCGCATATCCCGCCGACTGTGGCGACCGAGAAGAACGCGGCGAGGATCACGGGTGGGACCCCGCGCTTCCGTCGAGGAGCTCTCGGATCTGCTGGGCTTTCGGCTGGCCGACGCGCAGTTCCCGCTTGAGGGTGTGGATGCTGGCGGGCCGGCGGTGGGTACGGCGGTGCTCGGTGTCGACCTCGCGGGCGCGGGCGAGTAGGGCGTTGAGGTCGCCTGTACCTGCCGTACTCGTGGGCTCGGGTGCGCGCTCGGGTACGGGTACGACCTCGGGTAGGGGCTGCTCTTCGGGCCGGGTACGGCTCACCGTGGGAGCGGTGGCGCGCTCTTCGTTGGCGCGGCGGCGGACGAAGTCGACGGGGTGCTCGATGCCCGGTGGCACATCGGGTACGCGGGCGTGTACCTCGGTTCGGGTAGGGCGGGTACGGGCCATGGCGGCGGGTACAGCGGAGGCGAACTCGCGGCGTACCTGGGGCTCGGTGGTCAGGTCGAGGTGCAGGCCGGGAGCGGTGTACTCGCCGTCGGGTACCTCAGGTACGGCGGGTACGGGTACGGCCTGCGCGGCGGGTACGGGCTCGGGTGAGGCGTCGAGTTGAGGCCGTACGGGTACGTCGAGTACGGGCGCCGGGTTGGCCGCTCGGAGCGCCAGCCGTACCTGGGTCTCGGATACGGGTACGCCGTACTCGACGCAGAGCGCGGCGAGCTCAGCGGGCGTGGCGTCGGAGTGCGCGGCGTGTACCCGGAGTACGGCATCGAACGGCTCCATCCGCCGAAGCTCCGCACCCGTGACGCCGAGCGGGGTAGCCGGGTACGGCTCGGGTACAGGCTGCGGTACCCACGGCGACGCGACGGGTACGGTCCGCAGGTCGCCCGCGCTGCGCCGCCCGGCGAGCTGCTGCATGAGGACGTGCCGCTGCTGCCCGTCGAGGGACGCCCCCGAACGAGTGAGCGACGCGGCGAGCGCTGCCCTACCCCACGGGCCGAGCCAGCGGCGCGAGCCGAGGCGTACCGCGCGGGCGGTGGCCCGGTCGCGGCTGATCTGCTCCGCGGTACGGTTCCGGGTCGCCAGCCCGAGGTAGGACAGCAGCCGCTCGCGCAGCTCCGCGCCGATCTGCGCGGGCAGACCGGTGGAGAGAGCCTCGGGCCGGGTGACGCGGATCTCCAGGCCCATGGCGAGGTGCCAGAGCAGGCCGGCCATGACGGGGCCGAAGAAGGCGCGGACCAGGCCGCCCCAGACACCGGACTCGGTGAACGCGGGGATGATCTGCACGCCGGTGATGCACCAGACGAGGACGCCGGGCACGCCGGGGGTTCCCGCGGTGGTGCCGGTCGCGGTCGCTCGCTTGTTGGCGCGGGCCATGACGGCGCAGGCGAGGAGCGCGATCTCACCGGCGGCGAACATGACGGCGCGTTCGGTGGAGTCGACCATGCCGAGGCGGTGCTCGGCGAACCGCCAGCTGGTGTCTGCGGTGTAGGCGGTGCAGACCAGGGCGCCGATGCCTGCGGTGAGGACGGCGCCGCTGGTGCGGCGTACGACGATCGAGCAGACGGCGGCCACTGCGAGCAGGAGGATGCCGGCGGCGAGGGCGGTCGGCCAGTGGTCGACTGCTGTCGCGAGGGGCTCGTCCAGGTTCACGTGGGCTCCAGAATCAGGGGTGGGTCAGCCGAGCGGGAGGGCCTGGATGCGCCACGGCACCTCGGCCGCCGCGGGGAGGGGGGCGCCTGGTTCGGCGGCAGTCCATCCGCTGCGAGGGGCGCCGTGTGCTTCGGCGGCCATCTCGGCGGCGTCATGGCTGGCGTGGATGCTGCAGAGCGCGCCGTGCCGGAAGAGGACGTGCACCCGGTCGGTGGGGCGGGTCTGTTTGCGGGTGGTGCGCAGCAGCATGCGGAGTACGGCCCGGTCCTCGGTGTCGAGGAGGTGCTGGGCGCGCAGTGCGTCGCGTTCTCCTTCGGTGCGGGCGGTGGCGGCGCGGGCGTCGGCCAGTTCCTGGCGCAGGGTTTCGACGGCGGTCTCGGCGCGGATCAGGGCGTCGGTGGCCGGGCAGTCGTTGGTCTGAGGGGCTGGCGGTTGGCGGCTTGCGTTGTCCTGGTCGGAGCGCAGGGCCGCGAGGGTGCTGGTGCGGATGATGCGGATCACGGTGCTCCTCCTGGAGCGGGCAGGGGGACCGGCCCCGCGCGGCCGTGGGGGAACGAAGCGCGCGGGGCCGGCCGGTCGGTGGGTGTTACCAGCCCCAGGGGGCGTTGTTACCGCGGCGGACGGTGGCCCGGTGGCTGGCGCGGCGTTGGCGGGAGGCCGCTTCGTCGGCGGCGCGTCGGCGTTCGGCGCGTTCGGCGTCTTTGCGGGCGGCGCGGTCCGAGGCGCTCTCGCGGCCGGCGTACTGGTCGGCGGCGAGTTGGCGGTCGTTGCCGGGGCGGAGCCAGGAGAAGGCGCCCATCAGCGTTGCCTCGCTTCCTGCGCGGCGAGGGTCTGCCGGACTTCGACGGCTTGCGCGTAGTCGGCGTTGCACGCCTGGACGGTCGCGGGCTCGGCGAGGATCTGGCTCGGGCGGGGCGTCCGGTCCGGCTGCTCGGGCTGCTGCTCGCTCATCGGCCGGCCCCTTGCTGCGGGAAGGGGTGTTCGGCGAGGTGTTGGGCGAGGGCGCGGCCGTTCGCGGCTTGTGCGGGGTGCCGGTAGATGGCGCACAGGCTGCAGTCGCGGGGGTTGTGCGTGCCGGGGCTGTGCTGCTCAGGGGGTTGTTGCGTAGGCTTCACGGGCCTGCCTCTTCGTCGCGGTTGAAGGTGGGCGCCCCCGGCCCATACGGCGTTCCAGCGCCGGGCCGGGGGCTTACTTCGTTGAGCAGCACGGGCTGCTTGCTCCCGACTGTAGGGGACCCCTACACTCCATGGCAAGCGGCCCACCGAATGAAAGGGCCGAGATGAGCGACGAGGAGGTGCGCCGGGTGGCGGACGCCCTTGACGCGGTCGAGCAGATCGCGGACTTGGAGCAGCGGGTCAGGGCGAAGAGCCAGGTGATGGCTGCTCAGGCCGAGCGCAACAAGGAGTGGTCCCACGAGCGGGACGACCTGATTCGTCGACTGAACGGCGAGGAGGGGCTGTCATACCGGCAGATCGCGGCGCGCCTCGACATCAAGCTGAGCACGGTGCAGGCCGTGTTCCGTGGGTACAAAGGGTCGGGCACGACGCGGCCGAAGGTGGAGAAGGACCCGGAGGGGTGAGCGGCGTGGAGGATCTCGTGCAGTGGCTGCGCGCCCAGCTCGACGAGGACGAGCGGATTGCGCGTGAGACAGCGGCCGAGTGGGGCACTGCGTGGGCGGCAGACCATGACTCGGACACGGTGGATAGTGCCATCGAATACGTGAGCGTGGTCGGGGAGCCGAACTCCCCGATCGGATTCATCGCGGAGTGGGATCCGGCGCGGGTGCTGCGAGAGGTCGACAGCAAGAGGCGGGTAATCGGAGCGATCGAACATCTACTTGTTCAGGTAGACGATCCGTTCGCAGGCGTGGATGACGTCCTGCGCCTGCTCGCGCTCCCGTACACCGACCGGCCCGGCTACCTGGATTCGTGGCGGCCCTGATCCCTCACGCGCTGAAGGCCCTCGTCGACCTGAACGACGGGGGCCTTCGCGTTGTGCGGAGTAGCGCTGCCCGCGCGAGCCAGCGGGAACGAACAGGCAGCGCACTGATCGTACGCCCGTCCGGCCAGGCCCGGGACGTGTGGGAACACTGACCTACTCGGGGTCGTCGACCGCGCGGAGCCGGCGCCGGTCCATGTCCGCTTCGATCCGGTCGAGCAGCTGCTCGTCGCCTGTCTCGTCGGTGTTCGTGACGGCGGCGAGGATGCGGCGTCCGTCGGGGAACTCGCGGGTGATGATGCGGTGTTCGGGGCTGCCGGCCATGGGGTTCCCCCTGTCGCGTGGTTGGGGTTCAGGCTGCCGCCTGTGTCGGTTTCAGGTCAATGGGGCCGACGCCTTTCGGTCTGGCCGGGGTGCGCGTAGCGTCGGTGGCCACTTGGGAGTGCGCGGCCCGTCGACGGTAGGGGTACCTGTCGGCGGGCCGCGTCATGTCTGAACGCGCGACGGTCAGTTGTGCGGGTGGCTGCTGCCCTGGCTCATCGGCCAGCGGTGTCCGCAGCGCACGCATTCGTACTGGCCGCCCTTGACGACCTTCACGGAGCGGGGGCGGCCCTTGCTGCTGCATGGGACGACGGCGGTCACGGCTGGTCCCGCCCGTCGGTCGCTTGGGTCGCTGTCTGCCGGTCGCCGTCGGTGCGGAGTGCGTCGCGGATACGTTGGGCGAGGGTGCCGTGGTTGGCGGTCCAGGGCGCGCCGGCTTCGATGAGGTCGGCGAGGCGCTGCACGCGGGCGATGGCGGCCTCGGCGCGGGCGCGGCGCTGCTGTTCGTACTTCCACGCCTTCCGGTAGCTCTCCCGCTCGCGGGCCACTGTGAGCGTGTTGCGGGCGTGCTGCTCGGCCGCGGTTTCGAGCTGCTCGATGCGCTGGTCGTAGTCGGCGAGTTCAGCGGTGAGCCGGTCGTTTTCGGCGTGGAGTTGGTCGAGTTCGTCGCTGGTGATCTGGTCGATGGTCTTGCGGTCGGTCATGCGGCGTCCTGTTCGGTGTGGGCCCACGAGGGGCGTGGGCGGGGCTGTGACGGCTTGTGGGGCTCGGGAGGCGACGCGGGGGCCTCGGAGTGCTGCACGAGCGCCACAACCGCCGTCACGCCTCGCCATGCGGCATGGCACGCCCACGCGGCGGTGACGATCACGGTCCACAGGGCAAGGGTGGCGGTCGCGGCGAGCAGCACAATCCATACGAGGAAGGCCCAGCCGAGGGTGATGACGGTTTCGACCGCCTCGCCGATCACGACGGGTCCTCGATGGCGGCCTCGATGACGACCGTGGTGGTGCGCCGGACGAGGCGGAACGTGAACTCCGGCTGCATCCGGCGGCGCGCGGCCAGTCGCTCGACGGCGAACTTCACATCGGTGCTCGCGCTACTGCACTGCTCCCAGGTGCCGTCAGGGTGCTGCCCCTGGACGAGGTACTCGACGGTCTGCCGGTGGTCCTCGAAGTTGGCGTTGACGGCCGGGTACAGGTCGGGGAAGGCGAAGCAGGCGTTGATCACGTCGGCGACGATCGGTGCGTTGAGTGGGATCTCCTCGCCGCGCGGGTGCATGGACCCGCGGACGTAGCCCATGACGGCGGCGTCGTGGACGAGGGCGCGTTCGCGGTCGGTGAGCGCGTTGAGGAAGGTGGCTACGGCTTCGGCGCGGGCACGCTCGCGGTCGGCGAAGTAGGTGATCAGGGCGGCGGGGAGTTCGGTCACGGCCGGGTCTCCTTCGGCTGCTGCGCCCCACCAGCGGGCCCGGGGCAGGTGACGGGCGCCTCGCTGCTGATCCGGTCGGTGAGCGGGAGTTCGAACGGCGTGCGTCCGCAGCACGGGGTGAGGCCGGAGCCGTCCGGCGGGCAGCCGTGCACGGTCTCGCTGGCGCCCTCGCCGCTCATGCAGACCGAGTGACCCTTGGCTCGGCAGCCGGGGCACAGGATTGCCGCCCCGGGGGCGTGCCGGGAGCCGGGGGTCTCGCTGTCGGGCTGATGCGCCTCGGTGGCGTCCGGGCCGGGGCAGATGAACGGGTAGTCCGGGTTGGTGCCGTGGCAGGCGGGGCAGTCCTCCGCGTTGCCGCCGACGTGCGCCTGGGTCTCGGTGCGCCCCGCGACGGCAGGCACGGACTCGGCAGCCATCCGGCGCAGCAGGGACGTAGCCCATCGCGCGCCGTTGTCGAACATGTCCACCTGGTCCTGCGGAAGGTCCTCACGATCGATCCGGTCTGCGGCCTCACGCAGCACGGTGGCCCGGTCGGCGCTCGCGGGCAGCACGGACAACACCGCGTCGGCGTCTGCCTCAGCGTCGGCACGCCACCGGTACTCGCAGTCGGCCCAGCGGCGGCCGGGGTTCTGCCGCTCCCAGATGGCGGCGGCGATCCGGTCGCGGAGTTCGCAGCCCGCGCAGCCGTAGTCCGCGGCCAGGTTGTCGTGCCGGGCGACGGAGCCGTGCAGGGCGGACAGGTAGCGCTCGACGTCGCGGAGCAAGCGGGCAGGTTCGGGCTGGTTGGTCATCGGGGTCCTTCGGTCGGGGCCGGCCACCCGCAGAGGGCGGCCGGCGCGCGGGACGGTCAGGCGGTGGCGGGGTCGACCTCGGGGTGCGTGAACCGGACGGGCTTGCCCAACTCGCGGGCGTAAGCGATCTCGGCGGTCGTCGATGAGCCGATGTAATCGCCGACGACGAGGACCTCATCGGCCAGGCGGATCTTCGCCCGGTGCAGGTCGTCCAGCCGTGCCTTGAGCGCCTCGGCTTCGACCGGGTCCGCCCACAGCGGGTGCGGGGTCTTCATGTTGCAGCCGGGCTTGACGACGATCTTCCCGGCGGCGGTCTCGCGCAGGTCGGCCTCGGTCATCTCGGGCATGAAGCGGGTGGATCCGCAGATCACGACGATCGGCGGCAGGCTCAGCCCGTACTTCGCCGAGGCGAGCTTCTCTTCCGGGGTCAGCGACTGCGGGTACGACATGGGGTTCCTCCGGTGGGTGGTGTGGCAGGGTCGGCGGGCGGGCCCGGCGGTGATAGCGACACCGCCGGGCTCGTGTCCGGTCACGGGGCGGTGGTGCATCCGGGGCAGTCGTCCACGTGCTCCGGGTCGTCGCTGTCGTCGGCGACGACGTGCGTCTCCTCGCCGTCGGGGCCGGCGAGGTTCTGCCGCAGAACGGCGGCCCGCTCCTGGTCCAACTCCAGCCAGTACGGCTCGCCGCCGGGGCCGGACAGCATCACGGTCACGCTGTCGTCGTCGCCCCACATGACGTCGTCCAGGCCCCAGCGGAGTTGGACGGGCTGCTGCTCGACGTCGGGGCCGAGCATGTTGGCGATCTCGTCGTCGCCGAAGCCGTCGCGCTTCAGGCTGGCGGCCATCTCGTTGGTGGGCGGGGTGGTGGTCACGGTGTGCTCCTCAGGTCGCGGTGCGGGCGGTGGCGGCGTTCACGGCGCGGGCTACAGCCAGGGCGTGACGGGCGTCCTCGGGCATCGCGGCGTCCTCCCGGAAGTCGATGCCGGTCCAGGACTCCAGCCAGCCAGCGAGGGCCTTGCCGACGCCGGGGTGCATGGCCGCGATGTACGGGGCGATCGTGAACGCCGGGATGCTCGGATCCTCGTGGCAGTCAGCAACGCAGTACGGCACGCCAACGTTGCTGATCGACTGCGGGTAGCCGCTTGGCGGGGTGCCGACGGTCCAGGGCCCTCGGCAGTCTCCGAGGAACGTGACGAGCTGGCGCAGCGTCTCGGCGGCGGTGCGGATCTCGTCGGCGGGTGTGGGTGTGGGCATGACGGCTCCAGGACTCAGGCGGCGGGCAGGGTGAGCGCGGACAGACGACGGGCAGCGACCTCGCAGTACTCCTCGCGGGCCTCGATACCGATCGCCCGCCGGCCGGACTGGCGGGCCGCGTCCAGCGCGCTGCCGGACCCGGCGAACGGATCGACGACGAGACCGCCGGGCGGGCAGGCGTAGCGGATCAGCGGGTCGATGATCCCGAGCGGCTTCTCCGTCTCGTGCCGCCCGCCGCGCACGGACTTGACCTTGACCACCGACCGCATAAGGCGGGTTCCATCGTCTTCATAGGTGATGGCCTTGATTGCTCCCGCATGGGCGGCACGGTCGTCGTACCTGGCCCTGGCGTGCTTGTCGGGACCCGTGTATGCCACTCGCGGAGTGTCGTGGTGGATGTTCCGCCAGTCACCGCGGTACCAGTGCGTGGCCACCTCGTGGACGCGCTTGAAGCGGTCGGCGGCGAACCCAGTCCCGTTGTGCTTCTCCCAGACCACGTCTTGGGAGAGCTTCCAATCGGCGAATTCCGGAGCTCGGTCGAGGAACATGCGTATCGAGCCGAAGCACCACATCGACGAGGCGACAGTCGCGGCGAGGGTGGTCCAGCCGTCGGGCCAGCGGTCCCAGGCAAGGCTCGTTTCGCTGTACGGCGGATCCGTCACGATGCAGTCGGCCTGCAGGTCGAGCGTGGGCAGGATGTCGCGGCAGTCGCCGAGGTACAGGGCGAGACCGGTCTCGTGGTCTTCCCAGTACGGGGTGGTCATGTCGGGGTGGTCCTTTCCGGGGTGGTGGTGTGGCGGCCGACGGGCGGATCAGGCAGCCTCGTCCTCGACGAACGGTGCGGACGTCTCCGGCTTGATCGACCGCCACAGGTGCAGGCCCGTTGGCCGGCCGTCGAGGAGCAGGAACATCGCGGCACGGTTGGCGGGGTCGTTGATGCTCTGGACCGCGCGAGCGAACGCCCCGCGGTCGGCGGCAAGGTGAGCGACGCCCTTGAACGCGAACTCGACGAGCTGCTGCCGCTCCTTGTGCTGGAACTCCAGCCGCGCGGCCACCGACTTCACCCACGTGTCGAACTCGTCGGGCACCTGCTCCAGCAGCGCATCGAGCGGACCGCGGCCGCCATCAGCGAGCGCCTGCACCTCCGAGACCGGGCAGCCGAGCGACTTCGCGACGAGCTTCGGCGGCTGGCCGGCGAACAGCTGCATGCCGGCGTACCGCCAGATGTCCCGCTCGGTGATCCCGGTGAGGACCTTGTGGAGGCGGACGTACTCGGCAAGCTTTGCCTTCGCGCGGAGCCCCGAGGCGTAGCGGATGACGTAGCCCTCGGCGTGCATGCCGTTGCTCTGGTCGCCGTCGAGGGTCCGGCTGCCGTCCGTGAGCTCCAGCAGCTTCGGCAAGGGCATGGCGGGCCAGGTGCGGACGACCGTGCCGAGGTCCAGCCAGTCGACCGCCGCCGTCCGCAGGGGGATCTCGGTGCCGTCGATCTCGTAGGCGGCGAGAAGGACGAGGTCTTCCCGCTGCCCGTAGTTGACGACGATTCGGTTGCCCGGGTAGATGATCTCGGCGAGGTAGGTAGCGCCGGGCCATAGGGCATCGGTGTCGTGGTCGTCGAGCCAGCGCTGCGCCCACATGGCCTGCTCGCTGGTGAAGCTGCCCTTGGAGGCTGCCCGCCACCGGCCGGCGTGCCAGAAGACGATGCCGAGCGACCCGTCGACTTTGTCGTACACCTCGAACGGCTCGCCCTCGGGGAGCGGCGGCGCGTAGGTGTTGCCGTGCTGGTGCTCGCCGACGTTGAAGAACTTCGGGAACGGCCAGGCGACGATTTCGCCGGTCTTGTCGTCGGCGATCAGGCCGCGGCATTGGAGGGTGACCGGGGTCCAGGCGCGTTCGTACTGGGCTGCCCGCGTGTAGGTGTAGATCGACAGCGGAAGGGCGGGGTGCTTTCGGCGGGTGACGTGGCCGGCCTGGATGGCAGCGGTGAGGTCGGCGGGTGGGATGAGGGTGTCGAGAGTGGTCATGGCTGGTTCCTTACTGACTCGTCGGTTAGTTGTGGGTGGGGTGTGGGGTGGGGTGGGGTTGGGTGTGTGGGGCGGGGCGGTCAGGTGGTGGGCTCGGTGAGGGTGAGTTGGCCGGCGGCTTCGGTGGCGGCGCGGCGGGTGGCTGCGGCGGTTTCGCGGTGGTGGTCTGCGTCGTAGGCGAGGTGGCAGCCGTTGCAGAACGCGCGGAGGTTGTTCTCGTCGCAGTTCTCGGGGGTGTGGTCGAGGTGGGCGACGGTGAGGACGACCTTCGAGCCGGTGCCGTACGCCTGGCCGCCGTTGTGGTTGGGGCAGCGTCCGGTGTGGGTGCCGCGTCCGCATTCGCCGAGGCACTCGCAGTGGCCAGCAGCGCGCACCGTGCGGATGTGGAGGCTGATCTCCCGCCAGTTGGCCGGGTAGCGGTGGCGGTTCTCGGGCCGGATGGGCATCAGGCGGCTCTGTCGTTGATGTCGGCGGTGATCTGGTAGCCGCTGCTGATCAGGTACTGGGCCACGCGCCCGGCTGCAGCGTCGTGGTCTTCGTCGAGGAGGTGGGCGTCTTCGAGGGCGGCGCGGATGACGGAGAGGGCGGCGTCGGGCACGGTGTCTCCTTGGTGGTGTGGGCGGTGATGCGTGCGTCGTGGGATTCGATGAGCAGGCGTCGGCCGCGGGGGCTGGTGCAGCGTTGGCCGGCGGGTGCTTGGCACCAGGGGCAGCGGATGGCCCACTCCGGAAGCTGGGTCATGAGGCTTCGGCGCGGCGGGCGAGGGCGCGGCGGGAGGCTTCGCGGCGGCGCTCGATCTCTGCGGCCTCGATGGCCGGGTCGGTGGCTTCGCCTCGGCGTGCTGCGTGGGGGGCGCGTTCTTTGCCGCTGGAGAGGCGGCAGGGGCGGCCGATGGGTGCGGAGCACTTGGGGCATTCGGTGCCGAGGGGGCCGGGGCGGCGAATCTTGGCGATCTCGTCGTCCTCGTCGGGTACGTCGCGGCCGACACCTTCGAGGAACTTGGCGACCTGCTTGGTCGGCCCTCCGGTGAGCGCGGGCGCCTGGGTTGGTGCGGGGGCGGTGCCGCTACCGATGGCGTGCTGCTGGCGGCGGAGTCGTTGGATGTACTCCGGGTCCGTCTCGCCTGCCGGGGGTTCGTAGACGAAGTTCTCCAGCCGTTCGCGGCGGATGCTCTGGCGGTGGGTGCGGACGTCGTGGGGCTGGATCCACAGGCGTTGGCCGGCTTCTTTGGGTGGGGTGCCGTAGAAGCGGGCGACGGCGTCGAAGCAGTCTTGGTCGAGGGGGAGATCCTTGAGGGCGGTTGCCCAGGCGCGTTTGGCGATTTGGGAGGGCTGCCGGTTGTCGAAGGCGGCGCAGGCGGCGAGGAGTTGTTGTGCGTCGTCGGGGGTCACGAGATCTCCTGTTCGGCGTCTGGGGGTAGTGAGAGCCATCCGGCGACGCGGGCGTCGGTGCCGGTGAGGGTGGTCTGTCCGCCGCCGGTGAGTGGCACGAGGAAGGCGCCCTGTCGGGGGCGGCCAGTGCCGCGGCGGGAGTCTTCGGCGATCCACTTCCGCCACGCTTCGGGCCAGTTCTTCCGGCGGGTCCCGGTGGAGCGGTAGTGCGCAATGAACTGGTTCGTGGAGTGGTTGAGGTCTACGTGCGCGTATTCGGCGTTGGCCCAGCGGCGCATCTGTCCGGTGACGGTGAAGCCGTCGATGTCGATGGGGGCGGGGGGCCCATCGGGCCAGGCCTCGTGCGCCCCACTACCCGCACTATCCCCACCGGCATCAGCCATAGAAGGGGTTGGGGTCGGGACGGGACGGGACGGGGCTCCGTTAGTAACGCCGTTACGGATTCCGCTGACCTGCGGGTCTGCCTGAACTTCGTGACGCTTTCCGGTCGCCGTCGTGTCGCCGTCGTGTCGCCGTCGTGCTGCGTTCGTGTCGCCGTCGTGCGTTTCGGGTGCATCGGAGCCGTCCGGCGGGACTGGCTTTCCGTTCCTCCGGCGGCGGAACTTCTCCTGCCTCTCGGCGTTCTTCTTCCGCTCGGCGAGTGTCTGTTCGCGGGAGGGGTTGTAGTCGAGGAAGTCGTGGATGACCCAGCCGTCGTCGGTGCGGTCCCATAGGCCGGCGTCTTCGAGCTGCTTCGCGGTTGCCTTAAGTCCCCGGATGTGCGCGACGAGCGTCAACTCGCGGTCGCTGATGCGGCCGTCGGTGAGGTTCTCGGAGCACCAGCAGATCGCGGAGACGTGCAGCCGGAAAGCTCGATCGGACAACAGCGCGACCTTCCGGTGGGAAGGGAAGCGGTCATCGAGCTTGACCCAGGGCATCGGCACTTCTTTCGGTCGTACGGGATCAGGGGACTGGGTGTCTTGGCAGGGCTGGCCTCGCCCTGCCATACTACTTTAAAGATTGGAAATAATGGAAGGATTGGCAATGACTTACACTCTGGCCATGGCTGCTGACCAGGGCATTCGGATCGCCGACGACGGTGTGGCGGAGGTCTCCATGACCTACGCCCGCGCGAACCTGACCCAGCTCCTGCGCGACGTCCGGTACGGGAAGCGCCCGGGCGCCTTCACTGAACGAGGCGAGCGGAGTGCCTACGTGGTGCCGCCTGACTTCTACGAGCAGGCTCTGCGCGACCGGGCGATCATCGACGAGCTGCACAGGCGCACCGAGGATCCCGGGGCGGACGCCAAGGCGCACGACCAGGGCCAGGCCCGTACGATCCGCGATGCGCTGCACTCCGCCGCGCTGGCTGTCGACGACTGACACCGCCCCTCCTCCTCTTTTCTCCGGGCCCCGCACCGTGCTGGTGCGGGGCCTTCGTGCTGCGGTGCGTCAGCGAACGAACTGATCCCTCTCGGCCTGCTCACGGCGGCGCTTGAAGTCGCGGAGCTCGTCCTCCGTCGGCTTCGCCGCGGCCATCTCGTCCAGGTGGTTGCCGGGATGGATCGGTCCCTTACCGACCGCGTCGAACGTCCCGTCGATCTGCCGGCCGCGGTACATCGCACGGCGGGCATCGATCAGCGACTTGGCGTCCTCGTCGTTGCGGGCGACCTCGCAGCCGGTGACGCGGACCTTGACCTGCGCGGGCTTCTCCTCGCCTTCGGCGTGGCCGGTGTACGACTTGGAGGTGAGTTCGACGATGGCGTAGACGACGGTGCCGGGCTTCTCGAAGAGGCCGCGGCGTTGGTCGGGGGTCATGGAGGCTTCGACTGCTGCTGCGGCGGCGTCGAGTTTGACCTCGGGGATGTCGGCTGGCCCGAGCTTGGGCATGTCGTTCCTTCCGTCGGGTTGTCCTGGGTTGGTGGGCCCGGGAGCCCGCCTTCGGGGGGAAGTGGCGGGCTCCCGGGTGGCGGCCGGTGGCGTAGGGGCGCCAGTCCGGCCGCCGATTCGGTTGGTCTCAGCCGCCGAGTTCGGCGTCGGTCATCAAGTCGTGCGGGATACGGCCCGACACCAGGACCTCGCGAAGGTCGGCGGCGGCCCTCCAGTAGGTGGCGGCGCGCTCGTGTTGCTGGCGCTGTACGGGCGTCGGCTCGTCGATGAACAGTTCGTCGCCCAGCTCCGGAGCGGCGTTGCCCATGCGTTCCCAGCGCTCGGCGAGCGAGTTGAGGGCGGTCAGGGTGGCGCTCTGGTCTCCTGTGCCGCCGTCCCACTGGTTGGCGACGTGTCGCAGGACGTAGGCGGCGGTCGGCTGGTCCAGCCCCTTGGCGGCGGCCTCGATGGAGACGCCGCCTTGGGTTTCGCCGGGCCGGATGATGACGAAGGCGAGGGCGTCGGTGCCGTCGATGGCGGTCATCGTGACGTTCTCGGTCATGGGTCGTGGTCTCCTTGGTGGGTGCCCCGCCGGTTTCCGCCCGGCGGGGCGCTGCTGTTGGGCGGTGGTCAGCCGAGGTGTTCTGCGTCGTACGCTTCGGCCGCCTCGGCGGCCTGCCGGGCGAGCGCTTCCTCGGCACAGGACTTGTGGGCCGGCTTCCGCTTCGAGTCGCGGAGCTGGGTGTCCTTGCCGCAGTACCGGCAGGGGCGTGGGGTCCACGACCAGTGGGCCGGGTCGCGCCAGTCGAGGAGCGGCGGCGGGTCGGGGCCGCTGTCGTCGCCGCTCACACCAGGGCCTTGGTGCTGCCAGCGCGGCGGAGCCGGGCGTCCGCGTCCGCGCTCGCGCGACGGCACGGCTTGCAGGGCTCCGTCCGCTCCCGCAGATGCTTCTGATAGCCCGACCGGGTCCCGCAGTTTGCGCGCCGCGGGCCGTCGGCCAGGTGCTCCGGCAGCACGCACTCCCGGACACCGCAGTCGACGCGCGCGATCCCTTCGGGCATGCGGCCGAAACCGACCATGAAAGCGATCTGGTTCGGGGTGTAGAAGCGGCCCCCGAAGCCGGTCTTCTGGCCGCCGGTCCAGGCAAGGTGTCCGCCGTACAGGCGCACGGTGTTGCCTTCGAAGATCGTGGCGAGGGTGCGTTCCCGTTTCGGGGCGCGGGCTTGGTTGGCCCTGGCGGCGACCGTTTCCGGGTTGGCGTTGCGCTTCCGCACGGTCCGGCGGAGTGCGGTGCGCTCGTCTCCCGTGAGGCCGCCGAAGATGCCGTCGCGGATGTTGTTGGCGAGGGCGAATTGCAGGCACTGGTCTACGGAGGGGCAGCGGCGGCAGATGGCTTTGGCCTGCTCGATGGTCAGTTGCCAGGGCCCTTCGTAGCTCTTGGGGAAGAACAGTTCGGGGTCCTCTTCGCGGCATGAGGCTTCGTTGCGCCAGTCGGGCGCGCGGCGGGTGTCGGGTGCGGCGCCGGTGTGGCTCACGGCTGGTCCTCTCGGTGGTCGCGGATGGCTTGGCGGAGCCGGTCGAATCCGGCGGCGGCGTCGGGGTGCGTGCCGAGGTTGGGGACAGGGACGTCCGGGCCGAACACCTCGAACAGGTCGGGGTCTTCGGCGACGTACTCCGTGATGTGCGCGTCCGCGTCCTCGAGGAGGAGCAGGGCGTCAGGGCCGACGTCGTGCCCCACCGGGGCCGGTGCCACGGTCGGCGCCTGGCGGTCGAGGTGCCGCTGGTGGCGGCGCAGGATGACCCAGATCGCGGCGCTGATGAGGAGCAGCGTGATGGCGATGGTCCAGTTGGCGGCGGCCGCAGTGGTCATCGGGTCACCGCCCCGAAGATCGCGGTGTACAGCGTGTCGACGCGCCGGTCCTGTTGGCGGTCGACGCGGTCGGCGTGGTGTCCCGGCTTCACGCAGTGGGCACGTCCGCAGTTCGGCAGGGCGTGTCCCTCCGGCTCTCGGCCGTTGGCGATCCGGTAGGCGATCCGGTAGGCGGTCTGGTTCCTGCCGCCGTGGCGCAGTCCCGGAGTGCTGGCCATGTGGAAGCCGGTCCACTCCATGTGGCCGTCGTCCGTCGGTTTGACGCGCTTCCAGAAGAGGTCTTCTGGGGTGGCGGCGGCCTTGAATCCGGACTTGGCCTTGGGCAGGCCGAGTGCGGCGCGCGCCTTGGCCGCGGTGGTCTTGTCGACGTGGAGTTGACGGGCGATCGCTGCGTCAGAGTGGCCTGCGTGGAGCAGCTCGGCGATGTCGGCGCGGATCTCCATCAGCGCACCGCCCGGTATCCGAGCGGGTCCTCACCGGGCTCCAGCCCGCGGACCACAAGGACGAGTTGGCTGCGCTTGACGACCTTGCCGAGGCGCATGTCCGGGCCGACGACGCGCGTGTGGTCGTCGTCGTCGAACAGGCCCGCGTCCACCAGCCCGTCGACCGCCGCTTTGAAGCTGGGGTACCAGTTCGCGGGGTCGCGGCGGCCGTTCGTGTCGGGGTGGAGGATGCCGAGCACGTGAGCGCGCTGGAACAGCGGGCCCGGCTTGGCGGCGGCGAGGGCGGCCATGAGGGCGGGGCACTCGCTTACTGCTTCCTGTGCTTTGCCGCGGATGACCTTGACGATGCGGGCGCGGCGGGCTCGGTGCTGGCTCTCGTTGGAGTTGATCAGCTCCAGGCCGACGGGCAGCGGGATGACGAACGGGGTGGGCCGGGGCCCGGCCGCCGTGGTGGCGGCCGGACGCTCCGGGTTGAACAGGGCGGATGCGCTCACTGGGTGACCCCCGAACTCGTGCTGGTGGAAGCGGTGTTGCGGCGGCTGTCCGGCCGCAGGGGTGGGCGGGGCGCGCGGTGCCGGCCGGACCGAACCGGCTTGAGCCACCAGCGGGCGACTGCAGTCCCCGCGGTGAGGGAGCCGACGATGGACGCGGCGCCGATCGTGATCTCGGGGTTCATGACGCGCTCTCCTTCGGCGCCACGTAGCCGGGCTGCCAGCTGCGGCTGTCCGTGATCCGCCCGGCCGGGAGACCGACGGCGTCATCGAGGCGCTGCTGCAGGTGGTCCGCGCGCCGCTTCTCCGCCGACCAGGCGGCGAGGATGCGGGATCCGGCCTTCCGTGCGATGACCCGCTGGCGGCGGGACAGAAGCAGGTCGCGGGTGAGGCAGTCGTTGACGATGCTCACGTCGACGACCTGCTCGGCGCCGGTGGAGGCGGCGGCCCGGAACGCCTGTCGTTCGGCGCGGGCGCTGTCGCGTTCTTCCCGAAGCCGGTCGGTCTCGGCCTGGATGACGGCGAGCTCGGCGCGGTGGCGGCGCAGAGAGATGAAGCCGAACATCAGCGCTCACCCCCGTCACGCTGCGCCGGGATCAGGGGCCAGGAGCCGTCGATGACCTTGTTCGGGTCGCCGCCCTGTTCCGCCGTCGCCTTCGTGCGGAACCACTTCTGCAGCCCGGCCTGCTGCTCCGCCCGCCAGGCCTTCTGCGCGGCGAACAGCTGCTGCGGGCCCATCGAGTTGAGCTGCCCGTACTTCGCGAACTGCTTCTCGGCGATGAGGAGCGCGGCGAGCGCGTCGGCTTCGGCGGTGTGCCAGTCCTCCAGCTCGACGCCGTACCGTTCGGCGGTGGGCTTCAGCTTCCGCATGCCGGTGCCCTTGACGTACTTGTCGACCTGCTTGTCGATGACGTGCGGGTCGAGGAGGGGCAGCGGGCCGGGGCCCACGCGCTCGTGGACGGTGGCCAGGCCATGGCGGGCCAGGTCGTAGTGGAGGATCGACCAGTCGAAGGACTGGTTGAACGCGATGACCGGCATGCCGTGGGCGATGGCGGTGGCGAGGGTGGAGGCGATCTCGTCGAGGGCGGTCTTCGGGTCCTGGCCGTCGGCCTGGACCATGGCGTCGGTGATGCCGTGAACTTCGCTGGCCTCGGCAGGGATCGGGATGCCGGGGTTGATGAGCCAGGAGAAGACGCGGTGTTCGTGGCCGCCGCCGCGGACGATGAACGCGGCGGTGACGATGCGGTCCTCGACCGGGTTCGGGCCCGTCGTCTCCGTGTCCCAGGCGGTCTTGCGGATGTCGGCGAAGGCAGTCACTGGCGGGCCCCCGATCCGGGAGCCGCCGCGGCCGGCCAGTTCTTCTCGCCCTGCTCACCCGCGGGGGCGGGCACCGGAGTCGTGGCCTGCTGCTTGATCTCGTCGACCGTCACCCGCGGCAGCGGGAACTCCTCGTCCGCCGTCACCTCGCCGCGGTTGATCGACTGGAACGCCACCAG